AATCAAACTATGTCAAATTAAAGACTAAAGATTTGGTTGAATTTGGTTATACTTCACTTACTGAAAAAGAAGTCGAAGAGCAAGTCGAAAAGATATTAGCAAAGGATAATGATTTGTCAGTAATAGGTATGTTTTGTAAAGACGATTTGGATGTCAAATAGCATTGCACCTAACGGTTTCTGGCTTTGCGAAGGCAAGGGATTAGAAGCACTAAACTTTAAAATTAGCACAAATGATTGATAGAGATACAAATGTTGAAATAACCGATGAAGCCCTTGCTTTTGCAAAACCAGTGTTAGGCGAAGGGGCGGTTATTGGATGGTGGTCTGGCGGTATTACTTCGGCTGTTGCTTGTCGTTTAGCGATTGAGAAATATCCGAATGTAAGATTAGTTTATATTGAAACAGGAAGCCACCACCCCGATACAATTAGATTTAAAACTGATTGTGAAAAATGGTATGGACAAGAAATTGAAACCATACAAAATAAGAAGTATGAAGACCACTTAGACGTTGTTTTATCAACTCGCTATGTAAATGGTGCAGGAGGTGCAAGATGCACAAAGGAACTTAAAAAAAATGTTCGTTTTGACTTTGAGAAATCAACTAAAATAGCTGCACAAGTTTGGGGCTATGAATTTGAAGCAAGTGAAATAAACAGAGCAATTAGAACGCAAGAACAATATGCCTATACAAATCCGCTATTCCCTTTGATTGAAAACAAGCTATCAAAGAATGAATGTGCAGGGATTTTAGCAGGTGCAGGAATTGAAATACCAACTATGTATAAACTTGGTTACAATAACAACAACTGCATTGGATGTGTAAAAGGAGGTGCAGGATATTGGAATAAAATAAGGGTTGATTTTCCCGAAATATTTAAGCAAATGGCAGAAGCCGAACGAGAAGTTGGTGCAAGTTGCTTAAAGAATAAAGAAGGAAAAATTTATTTAGATGAATTAGACCCGAAAGCAGGAAACCCAACCGATTTAGTAACTGGTGAATGTGGCATATTTTGTCAAGTTGAATTTGCTCATATTATGTCAAAACGAACAAATGATATTTTAGAAGGCAAAGTTTCAATTTACGATGAACGTAGCCCTTTCGCCTAACGTTATTCAGCTTGTTGCAGGCGTGGAATAGAAGCGTAAACTTTCGGATTAGAAACAAAGATTAAAAAACACGCAAGCGATTGGATAAAGCCTAAAGCCACGCTTGCTACAAACTGATGTTAGGCGATGTATTTTATTATGAAAACAGTTGGTACTATTGGACACGTTGACCACGGAAAAACAACATTAACTGCTGCAATAAAAAGTGTTTTAGAAAAAGAAAAACATAGTGTTTATCAAGATGTTATTGAAGAAGTTTTCGAGTATAAAAATCCTTATGCTTTTTTAAATGAAAAGCCAGCACCAAGTAAATCAAGATTAAAAAAATGTGAAAAAGGATTACACGAATTTTCAGAAACAGGATTTTCAGAAAATAATATTAAAAAATGGGCTTGTATTCATTGCGGAACGTTTATGCACAATCGTTAGCAATATATCGCCTAACATATATATGTAATCATACTTTTTAAACGCCAATAAACACAATACTTAACGATGAAAACGTCTGAACACAAACAAAGTTTCATTCAGGAAATGAAACGTAGAGGATATAGAGAAAATAGCATTTTAAATTACAGTAGTTGTATTGATGTTTTTTTATCTAAAATAAATAAAGACCATCCTAAAAATATTAACGAACAGAATATTAAGGACTTTTTGACTAATTGCATAAAAGCAAACACTCAAAGAAATTACCATTCAGCTATAAAATTGTTTTACGATATTTGTTTAAACCAAAAACAAAAATTTAAAAATATCCCTTATACACGAATTGATAAAAATATACCAATTATTCTTTCGGTTGATGAGATTCAAAAAATGTTTGATGTATGTGAGAATAAAAAACACCGACTTATTTTAGCCCTACTATACTCTTGTTCTCTACGTGTTTCAGAATTAATAAATTTGAAGTGGGAAAATGTTGACAGAAGTAGAATGATTATTTATATTTTAAATGCAAAAGGAGGACGAGATAGACAGGTCGGATTAAACGATACATTAATTAAACTAATGGAAGAATATTACAAATTATTTAAAACTAAAACTTTTATTTTTAGCGGGCAATTTGGAGAACAATATTCCGACAGGAGCGTAGGACAAGTTGTGAAACAATTAGCAAATAAAGCAGGCATTAATAAAAGAGTTTACACGCATTTAATCAGACATTGTTCGGCTAGTCATTTACTAGATAATGGGGTGGATATTAATTTAATTCAACGGATTTTAGGGCATAGTTCTGTTAAAACTACTTCTATATATTTACACACATCTCATGCGACAATTTCAAAAATACAATCTCCTTTAAATGCTATTAAATTATGAATTTTAATTAAATTATTAGATTATGGAAAAGATATTAATAGAGATTTGTAAATTTTACAATACAGATAGTAGATTTATATTTCGGGAAAGCAGAAAAATGAAAGTAGTTTATTTGCGACACTTGTTTTTCTATTTGGTTAAATCTACTTATAGAGAGATTCCTTATAGAGAGATTCAGGAGTTTTGCTTGAATTATAAAAGATTTAAAGTTGACCACGCAACAATATTACACGCAAAAAAACAAATTCAAAACAGAATTGATACAGATGCAGATGTTCGGAGTGACGTACAATACCTTTTAATGAATATTAAAGACGCTCATACAAAATCTATTGTTATTTCAAATGTAGATTTAGTTAGTTATTGTGATATTCCAAGATTTATTAACAGTTAATTTAAAAAAAATGAAAACATTATTATTATTATTATTTCCGATATTAGTTTCGGCACAATCAGTAAATTTATCTGAAAACACATCTTATGGTGGTAATTGTGGGAATGGATTTACAACAGAAGTAAATATAAACGGTGATTTAAACTTAAATAATTATATTTTAACTCTACGAAATGTTAACCTAAATATCTCAGGAAACTTAAATGGTTATGGAGAGATAAATCGTTGCGGTAACTATGACCACTCAACAATATGTGTTTTTGGAGTTATCCAAAATACAGTAAATTTAAATGGGATTTCTTGTAACAATTTAGATATAAAAGAATTTGATGCTAATAAAGATTTAGGGCATAAATTCACGGTTTATAATATTTTAGGACAAGTTATATTAGAAGGCTTTACGACAAAGGAGTTCTTTTATATTTTACCAAAACAAACAATTCTAATTATTAAAATAGAAGGTTTTAAAACAATTAAATTATATAAAAACTTAAATTAAAATGAAAAAAATATTATTGTTAGGAGTTTTACTTATCGGGATGACAGGTAACTCACAAGGAATTAGATTTGGAGAGAAAGAAAACTTTACCGCTTCTTTGTCGGTTGACCCGATGGCGACTATTAAAGAGAAATCTCCTAACGTAGTGGCTGAAATTGAATTAGTTTCCTATTGGAAGTATGTAAAGGCAAGTGTACAAGTACTTCCTAGTTTACAAGGAGGATATTTAGATTTAGCTGGAGGACTTGGTTTAAATTTAACAAGTGGTTATTTTGAACAAATGCGATATTATGGAGGAATTAGATTAGGTGTTATTAAACGTGGATTTACAGAAGATGAAACATATACTTATCCTCTTTTTGGTTTTGAAGGAGGTATAAACTACAATGTAACCGATAAGTTTTTTATAGGTATAAGAGCCACTTCTGATTATCGAAGCGATTTTAAATACAGCGGAGCAAAACCCTTTTATCGTAATTCAGGATTTGTTAAATTAGGATTTAATTTTTAGATTATGACAAAAAAAGAAAAAATAAAAGAATCTTATGGCGAATATTGGGAATTAATACAGCCTGATGTTGATGAAAATGGGTGGGTTGCACATTGGAATCATTTTTTAAGAACTGAAATCCAAAATCATTACGAATTAGAAACAATGACTTATGGCGTTGGGACTTGTTGGCGACCAAAATCAATTCAAGGCATAGAAAACAACAATGGGTGGGTTAAAATAAACATTTCACTTGACTTACCAACAAAAAATTTAGATTGTTGGTTTGAAAATAAAGACGGAATGTTTAGAGGTTATTATAATAGAAAGCAAAATTTCTTTTACGATGAAAAATATGAGGTTATAAGACATGAAGTAACCCATTATCAAGAAATATTAAAACCTAAACCCTCAATATTTTAAACGATGAAACTATCCGAAGAAGAAAGAGAGGAAATGAGAATACTTTTCAGACGAGCAAGTATTTTTATATCAATAGCATCATTTTTTATTATTGGGGCTATTTTATACATCATTAAAACTAAGCAATAAAATGAGAACATTAGACGACTTAATTCCATTAATTACAAATTGGGCGGAGAAAAAAGATTTATTGAAATACGAAAGTGCAGATAAACAACGTTTAAAACTTGTTGAAGAAGTTGGCGAGTTGGCGAGTGCTATTTTAAAGAATGACATTGCCCTACAAAGGGATTCAATTGGAGATTGCTTCGTGGTATTAGTGATTTTATCCAAACAGATAGACTCCAAATTACAAGTAAAACCAATGAAGTATCATCAAAGTATTAATCAATGTATTTATGAGATTATTCGGGTAAACTCCTACGATAGTAAAAATACTTATATTTGGGAGCTTTACGCAATATGCACTGAACTTGAATTAGATTTAGTAGAATGTGTGAACCTTGCTTGGAATGAAATTAAAGATAGAAAAGGAGTTACAGAGAATGGTACTTTTTTAAGAGAGCAAAACTAATTATTATGAAAGGCAAACTAACATTTTTAAATTGGTTAAAAATACTTACGAAATGTTGTATTTGTAGAACATATCCCAAAGAAAACAAATCCTCTTTATGTAAAAGTTGTAAAGGAGTTTTGACGCATAGTTGCAGTAACCATAAAATACATTATTTCAAATGAGAAAATACTTAGACAACAACGAAGAAGAAGTTTTCGAGAGCGAAGAAGATTTCCTTAAAAACGAAGTTAACACTTTAGAAAATAGAGTTTTTAGATTAAAGAACGAAAAAGACCGCCTCCAAGATGTTTTAAAGCTATGTAAAGGAGTTTTTGAGAATTTCAATACATTCGGGCATATAACAGAAAAAGAAGCCAAAAACTGCTTAAAAGAAATAGAATCAATTAAATATTATTAATATGGGAGAAGATATTCAATCAATCATAGGGAGTTTTATTAAGAATCAAAGGAGTTCTAAAAACTTATCCACAAGAGCATTATCTTCTTTGGCATTTGGTCACGAAAACTACGCAACAAAGATTTTAAAAATAGAGAAAGGAGTTTTAAAAGGTGTAGAGTTTAATACTTTAGAAAAGATATTTTCGGGGCTTGATATTAGTTTAAAAAATCTTTTCCTATTATTAGATTTGCACAAAGAGTTTCCTAATGATTTTGATTTAGGAAGCCAAATGAGAAAAATACTAACCAATACTAATTAGTTATGAATCGAAATCTAATAGAAGAAACAGAAACTTTTAAAAAGTGTGATTTGTTCCAACAAAGACTAATACTAAAAGCAAAGAATGTAGAGATAATGGAACACACCATTAATGTTTACAAGAATACTAACTATCTTAATGAAGCTATTGGAAGTAGAAACTTAGCTATTGTTAAGGAGATTTTAAAACTAAAATAATTATGGAAAACAACAATAATGAATTAGCATTAATAAGCGCAGATGATTTAAGCTTAGTAGAACAAAATAGCTTAAATGCAAATCAATTAGCTTTGATTTTAAAGAAAACTCCTAAACAATATGTGCATAATAGACCCGCTAAAGGTGGCGGAACTTGGGAATATGTAACTGGTGGGTATGTAAAAAAGTGCCTTAATCTTATGTTTGGTTGGGATTGGAGTTTTGAGGTAATTGATGAAAAGATACTTTTTGGAGAAGCTATTGTAAAAGGAAAACTAACTTGTAGGAGTAATGGTAAGGAGATTGTAAAGATGCAGTTTGGGAACAAGGATATTATGTATAAAAAACAAACTCCAGAAGAAATTAGCAAAGGATTAGAGAGAGTTCCTTTATCTATCGGGAACGACCTAAAATCCGCAACAACTGACTGCCTTAAAAAATGCGCTTCGGAAATAGGTATTGCTTCTGATATTTATAATAAAGAAGATTTTAGAGAAGTGAGAGTTGAAACAGAAAAAGATATTGAACCTATTTTTGAAAAGCTAAAAACTCTATTTGAAAATAAAAAAGATGTAATTCCATCCATTGACTTTAAAGAAATTAACGATGCTATTGAATCAGATTTTAATGTTAAGAAAGTTAAAGCATATAAAAGATTCATTGACTATTTAGAAAAACTATAAAATGGAAGCAGACAAAGTACTATTCAATGCGAGTTCCGCAGGAGCTTTACTAACAGAAAAACAAGGTGCTAAATTTACTGATGTTCAAAAACTAAGAATATTAGAATTAGAAAAAGAACGTGATACTGGTTTAAATGCAAATGGTAACAAGGTAAAATGGGAAGGCACAAAGAAGCCTGATGAGTTAGCAGAACTAATAGCAAAAAGAGATGCTCCACCTGAGTTATCCGATACCGCAAAAGCATTAGTTCGTAAAGTTTGGCTTAGAAATGAAAAGGGAATCTACTCTAATATTAAGTCAAAGTTTTTAGATAAGGGTATAATGAAAGAAGAAGATTCTATTTCATTAGTTTCAGAAGTTGAAGGAGTTTTGTACGTTAAAAACGAAGAGCGAATTAAGAACGAATATTTTTCGGGTGAATGTGATATTGTTAAGGATTTTGAAAATAAAAGATTGATTATTGATACTAAAACCAGTTGGTCAGCAGAAACTTTTATGGACGCAAAACCTACTTTAGATTACGAGATTCAAGGTCAAATCTATATGGAGTTATGGGATGCAGACGAATTTGAATTAAAATTTGTACTTGTCGATGCACCCGATAATTTAGTTCAGCGTGAGAAAGATTTAGCGAAGTGGAAGTATTTTTCAGGAGATATGACCGACGAAGAATTAAATCACATGGAAGAACTTATGTCGCATATCTATGAACAGATAGAAAGGAATATGATATATTCTAATAACGAAAGAATTACAAAAGAAGAATGTATTAAAACTTTTTACTTCAAAAGAGATAAGGAGATTTACGCAAAACTCGTAGAAAAAGTAAAATTAGCAAGACAGTATTACAAAACTCTATCACTAAATCATAAACATTAAAAATATCATTATGGAAGTTAAAATTTACAGAGAATTAGAGAATGAATCTTTAATTCTAAACGAAACAGATTTAGAGCAATATAACTCTTTAGCTTTAGAGTTAGGAATCGCTACAAAACAAAAAGCAGAGGCAAATGATTGTCCTGTTGTTTATCCTATTTTAAATGAAGCGATGCAAAGACAATTAAAAGCGTTATGTCCTTCAAGTGAGGTTATAGGTAAATACACAAGAAGCACAATTCCTTTAGAAATATTAACTGTTTACAAGTTTTGTAAAGACAATAATATGTTTGATGAAGTAAAAATTTGGTTCGACGATAAACAATTAGACCCTTTAGTTATTGGATATAATTGGATGTCAGAAGAAGCAAAAGAAAAAGATTATAGCTGGCAAAAAAATAAATATCTAATTGCCCGTTGGGGAGATTGTGCCAAAGAAATTCCTGAACTATTAAATGATGGTTTTGAAAGAATGAAATTACAACTTCAAGAAAAAGCTATTGTTGCACAAGAAAAATGTAATTCAGTACTAAACAACTTAGATGTTTACACCCGAAAAATAGTAAACGGACAATCGAGTGATATGAATATTGATTTAAGAACTGATGCCGATGGTATTTTCTAACAATATGACACAAACTAATTACACCACTAACCAACTTTTAATTGATTTTTTTGGGAAGTACGACTATACTCAATTAGAGTTCTCAAATATGGTTGGCATAAGAACAGGAACGCTTCGAGATTATCTCCACAACAAAAAAGAAATAAAGTTTAGTAGATTAGAAGCTATAATAAAATCATTCAATTTAACGTTAACAATTAAAACTAATTAATATGGAAGTAACAGGTTCACTAAAACTAATAAAAGAAACAGAGGATATTGGGACATCAGGATTCCAAAAACGAGAAGTTGTAATAACAACATCTGAACAATACTCCCAAGACTTACTTATTCAGTTTTCCCAAGATAAATGTAATAAGTTAGACGAGTTTAATATAGGAGATTCTGTAAAAATTTCCATTAATTTGAAGGGTCGTGAATGGACTTCCCCACTCGGAGAAACTAAGTACTTCAATACAATTGAGGGGTGGAGAATTGAAAAAGCATAATAAAATATATAAACTCCTATTAAATTAGGAGTTTATTTTATAATATACATATACTTTTTGTGTAATTATAACTATTTTATATATCTTTGTAATCAAAATAAAAACTATGGAAAATCGACTATCTACTTCGGAAAAAGTTAAAATTGAGTTATCAAGAAAAAAAATGAGCCAATTAGAACTTGCCGAGAAATTAAATTTAGACCAAATGACTATTAGTCGAAGAATGAACTCCAATGCTTGGAAACCTATTGAGGTTTTCTATATGAAACATTCACTTGGTTTTGACCTTTAAATATTTTTTATGGAAAAATTAACGTGGTTTAAATTCACTCCCTCCGATTGGGTGATGGGTAAAATTCAAAGATGCCCCGAAATCACCCAAGCAAGATTCATGAGGCTATGTTGTGTTTACTGGAACAAAGACTGCGTTCTAACTTTTGAGGAAGCAGATATTGAAGTTGACAAAGAGCATATTGAATTATTGGTATCAAAAAAAATAATTAAAATAGAAAACAACTATATTGTAATAGATTTTCTAAAAGAACAATTAGATGAAATAATAGTAACATCTGAAAAAAGAAGAAAAGCAGTACAAAAGAGATGGGATAATATATCTAAAAAAAATACAAGTGTATCAAAAAATAATACAAATGAATTAATTAATAATACAAGTGTAATACAAAATGATACAGATAAGAGTAAGAGTAGAGAAGATAAAGAAAAGAATATATTAAATAAATCTCTTTTATCAGAAATAAAAATTTCTGAGGATAAAAATTTTTTATTGATAAATGATTTAAAAATTAAAACTTCGGAAGATTATTTAAAGTATTTTTCTATCGCTATTCAGTTTCAAAAACTATTTATTAAAAACTTGAAAGAAAAAAATTCTCCTACATTTTCACAAGAAAAAGCAAAATACGCGGATTATGTAACTCCTATTAGGCTTATTTTCGAGAAAGATAAAGCTAACAAAGAGCAATTAATAGAAGCTTATAATTACTTAAACTCATCAGAAGGAGAGTTTTGGAAATCTAATATATTAAACACAGCTAAATTAAGAGAGAAACTATCAACCCTAATAGCCAAGAAAAACACTAAGTCTAATTTTGAAGCAAAAAAAGAGGCTTTAGTTCCTGACCATTCTAAAAGAACAAGATTTTAACAATGGAAACTTATAAACCAACAGCAGTTTCTAAATCTACGATAGTAAATTTAGACAAAGCAAAGTTGCCACCACAAGCAGTTGATTTAGAGGAGGCGATTTTAGGAGCGATGATGTTAGACAATAACGGCTTGACAGAAGCAATGGAACTTTTAACAGCGGAAGTTTTCTATAAAGATTGTAATAAACTTATTTTCGAGGCTATTTCAGAGCTTTTCTCTAAAAACAAATCTATTGACTTGTTAACTATTTCAAATGAGCTTAAAAGAACCGATAAATTAGCTTTGGTTGGAGGAGATTTTTATTTAATACAACTTACTCAAAAAATATCTTCATCCGCACACATTGAATACCATTCAAGGATTATTTTACAAAAATGGATTCAAAGAAAATGTATAAGTATTTCATCTGAAATTATTGAGGAGTCATACGAAGAAGATGCTGATGCTTTACAGCTTTTAGAAAATGCTTATAGAGAGTACGGAGGTATAACGGATTTAATTACTCTTGGAAAAAAAATAGATTTTAGAAAAAGTGTAAGAGATTTTTTGAATACATCAAGTTCAAAATCAAGAGGAGTTCCTTCGTCATTAACTTCTTTGGATAAAAAACTAAATGGTTATCAAAATTCAGATTTAATTATTTTAGCGGCAAGACCCGGCATGGGTAAAACTGCGATGGTTTTAAATGAGGTTTTAGAGTGTGGATTAAGAAATATTCCAGTTGCTTTTTTTAGTTTAGAGATGAGCGAAAAACAAATAATTGGGCGTATGTTAAGCACAATATCAGGAATAGATGTCACTAAAGTAAATCAAATGAATTTAACTCACTCAGAAACTATTTACTTAAAAAAATGTGCCGATATGCTTTCTGAATTGCCAATTTATATTGATGATACTGGAGGTATTTCCCCAATCGAATTAAAGATTAAAGCAAATAAACTAAAAAGAGAGAATGGGGTTAAGATGATTGTAGTAGATTATCTGCAATTAATGAAAGTTAAAAACAAGAAAGTTGGAAATCGTGAACAAGAGATTTCAGAAATATCGCAATCTCTAAAAAACTTAGCCAAAGAACTTGATGTACCATTAATTGCTTTATCTCAATTATCACGAAGCGTTGAGCAACGAGGAGCAAACAAAAGACCATTGCTATCTGATTTAAGAGAATCAGGTTCTATTGAGCAAGATGCGGACGTGGTAATGTTTATCTATCGCCCCGAATATTATAGAATTGAGGAGTGGGATGATGATGAACACTCCCCAACATACAATCAAGCAGAAATTGAAGTTGCTAAATATCGTAATGGAGAAACTGGTTTTTGTAGAGTAGGGTGTGAATTGAAATACATGAGATTTATGGACATTGAACATTTAAACTCAGATATTACGGGCAGATATTTTAGAAATGGGAAAGTAGATTTTGAACTCGAAACTAATAACACCGAAATTCCTAAAATAAATCCTAATGAAGCCTTTGCTCCCGTTGACTTTTCAGAGCCTAAAAATAAATTAGAAGAAGATAATGATATACCATTTTGATAAACAAATCGAATTAAATAAAGAAACAATACTATGAGTCAAAAAGCGAAAAGATACAATAAAGGGAAAATACGATATGAGTTAATATCCACAATAGCATTACAAGAATTAGCAAAGGTTTATACTTTAGGAGCGCATAAATATTCTGTTTACAATGATGATTCAGGGAAAGTAGTTTTCGGTAAAGATATTCCTTTCGAGGAAGTTGGTAATTATCAATTAATAGAAGACGCTTCAAGTAATTGGAAATTAGGACTTAATTGGAAAGAAGCAATGGGTTCTGTAAAAAGACATATTGAGGCATGGGAATCGGGAGAAGATTTTGATGAATTAGGAACTTTACATTTAGGTAATGCTATGTGGGGATTAGCTACGTTAATAGATTTCTACAAAACTTACCCACAAGGAGATGACAGACCACATAACTACTTAAAAGAAGTAAAAATAGGATTAGATATTGATGAGGTTATTTGTGATTGGACAGGTGCTTGGTGTGAAAAGTTTGGCTATGATATTCCTACTAACTGGAATTTCAGTTATGACAATAAAGAGCATTTCGATAGTTTTACAGAGGACGAATTGAATGAATTTTACTTGAATATTCCACCAAAGATTAAAGCAGAAGATTTGCCATTTGAACCTCATTGCTACATTACAAGTAGAAGTGTTCCCGAAGAACTAACTAAAAATTGGTTAATGAAACACGGATTTCCCACTACTCCTGTTTACTCTATTGGATTTGGAGTTTCTAAGGTTGAAGTTGCTTTAAAATCAGGAATAGACTTATTTGTGGACGATAGATTTGAAAACTTCGTAGAATTAAACAATAATGGTATTTGTTGTTTTCTATTCGATGCTCCACACAATCAAAGATATAATGTTGGATTTAAACGCATTAAAACTCTTAATGAACTTGTCCAAAAATACTAATCTAAAACAATTAGCGTTATGAACTTTAAAGTAGGGGAGAAAGTAGTTTCACTCAGAGATTGGGACGAAGGAACTAATAATCCAAAGAAGAATGAGATTGTAACTATACAAGCAATTGAAGAAGAAGATGGTTATTTAACTTTGGCGGAATATCTTTTTGAAGATGGAGAAGAACAATGTTTTAATCCTAAATATTTTAGAAAGTTAGATTACGAGTTTGCGGAAAACTTGTTAGCCCAAATAAAACAGGAAGTATTAAGTAATAAAATTTAAAGTAATTATGGAAAACATACTAAATAGAATTGGAGAAGAAACGCTCCCTTCAATAATTGAATATCCTTTTTCAAAAAATACAATAACCGCTATAAATATTTTTTATAAGCCCGTATTATTTACACAAGGTAAAGAATGGTCTGCAAGAGCAAGTGTTAAATTCACAAAAGGTAATACATCAGGAGAGCAATCTTTTGAAAAACCAACATTTGATGAGGTTGTTATTGAAATAAGAAATTTTATCAATTCTTTAAAATAGAAAAACTATGAAACTAACAGAACAACAGAAAGAAGAAATAAAAGAGATTATCTCCGACAAGTATTTAAACGGGGAAACTCCTAATGATACTGACAGATTTGAAGAAGATTTAGGAATGGTAGATTTAGATTTATTAGAATTGGTAGTAGAATTAGAGCAAGTTTTTGATATTGCTATTCCCGACGAACAATGGAGAGCCACCAAAACTATTAACGATGTATTTCAAATAATAGATAAAACCCTATGAAACATGAACAGATACGACAAACAAACCGAATTTGCACAAACTTTAGGATTTAAAACTCCCGCTTTAGCAATTATTTCATTAGGGAAATATAAGTTTATGGATGATTTTAAATTGTGGGAACTAAAAAATTATGCACTAACGGTTTTGCGTATATACGAGGTACGCCAAACGATAAATTTCAAATTATAAACAAATGCTTGTAGGCGTATCTTGTATATACGCTGTTATGCACCGTAATTATTATTAAAATGGACGAAAGAAAACAAAAATTAATAGATGCTTTGAAAGTTGAAAGAGGATATTTTGAAGCAAGAGGACAAAGCACATTAGAACATGATTTTGCAATTGAATACCTTGAAACTGGTAGAACTGATGAAGACACCGATGAATTTGAATTGCTTGATGCGGTTATGAATGACTTTGATATGGTTTGCTCCGATTATGGTGCATAACGTTCTCGCGCTACACTCAGTAGCGTGCCGAAATGCCAAATTATCGGAGTTTGCCCGAAAAATGCAAGCACAAAACAATAATAACCAAAGCCAAATGAAGCTATTGATTGTAGTAGCTGTTATATTCTCGGCTTTTTTACTAACAAATTAAACAAATGATTATGAGCAAACAAAAAGGATTTTGCGATGTATGCGGAACTGAAATCGAAGTTAATATGTGTTGTAGCGGTCACGAATGCGGATGTATGGGGTTGCCAACTGAACCGCCTATCTGTTCTGAAAAATGTTATGATACATTTATGAGCCAAGAATATCAAGATGATAAAAAAGCTAAAAGTGAATTTGTATTCTTTAATCCAAAAAATAAAATAAATGACAATAGATACATTAAATAAAGCTAACGCTATTAAAAAAACTATTGATAAATTAGAGATTGAACACTCTAAAATATCCAAGTTTTACAGCAAAAAAGAACCCTTAACAAAGGAAGAACTTGAAGAATTATTTCAAATCGCAATGTTAAACACCACTTATGCGACAAGTAGATTTAAAGACGAACTAAAAGCGTTATAAAAATAGCCAGAGTTACTTTCACCAGAAAGTTGCTCGAAGCTGGAATATAACTCGTCGCTTTACGTAACTAATGTGGTAAAACTAATAAAACAACGCTTATGAACACTATAATTATTGAGCCACATTTTACCACATTGCATTTTTTAAAAGGATTTGAATATAAAGGTAGAATGTTTGGTTTTAAAAATAAGAAACTATACAGACTTCCTTATATTTATAAGCACAGATGTTACCCTCTTAAAGAAATAGTTTTTAGAGATAATCATTTTAGAGTTTGTAGGGATAAATTAAGTTGGAATGTTATTTCTCCAAAAATAGAAAATATTGATATTATTGTTAAATTACCTGAAAAACATTCAGACATACCATTTTAATTATGAAAGAATACATCCCAAAGAAGTGTAAAAACAAAGAGTGCGATAAAAATGCTTTTAGTAGTTTAGTTCCATATTGTAGCCAGTCGTGTAAAAATAAGGTCAAAACTCCTAATTTGAAGCTAAAACCTTTATATAAGATTCCTAAAGTAAGTAAGAAAAGGCAAGTGGAAAATTTACAATACTTAGTTTTGAGGACAGAATTTTTAGCAAAAAAAGAAAATCAAATTTGCCCTATAACAAATAAGCCAACAACGGACATACATCATCAAAAAGGCAGAATTGGTAAATTACTATTAGATACAAGATTTTGGATTGCCTTATCAAGAGAAGGACATAAATTTGTCGAGGAAAATCCCGAATGGGCGAAAGAAAATGGTTATTCATTAAATAGATTATCCAATGATTAAAATAGATTTGAAACCGCTTTCCGTAAATCAGGCTTGGAAAGGGAAAAGATTTAAAACAGATGCTTATAAAATATTTGAAAAGCAATTATTGTTATTGCTCCCTAAAAACTACTTAATTCCCGAACCACCATTTGAAATACATTTAGAGTTTGGATTTAGTTCCGCAAATTCAGATTGGGACAATGGAATTAAACAGTTTGTAGATGTTTTAGCGAAGAAATACGGTTTTAACGACAGATATATTAAAAAAGGAGTTGTTGTTGTGAAAGACGTTAAAAAAGGCGAAGAATATATTAAATTTAATCTAATAACATTAATAAAATGATTTACAAAGGCTATACAATAATCCCAAATAATACTGGTTATGTAGTTTATGATTTTTTTAGGGAAGATGATGAACTAATAAGTGGGAACGGAGAAACTATCGAAGATTGCAAAAAACAAATAGACGAAATTTTAGAAAACAATTAAAACTTAATATTATGAAAAATTTAGAAAAATTCCTTGAATTTGCCTATCCAATATTTAAGTTATTATTAATGATGTTTTTAATGATAACAAATCAATGGACAATTACTTTAATTATGCTATTCTTATTTGTTTTAGCTACTTTTTGTACTGACTTAATAGTAAGAGCGATTAAAAACCCTAAAAACAAATAAATATGAAAGCAATTGTAACTATCAGCAGAAAGAACTATGAAAACTACTTAACAATACATAATTTAACTCCCAAAGAAGCTAAATGGGTAGCTGTTTTAAGAGATGTAAAAGATACTGAGTTTTCCTCAGTAGAGTTTATTAGTGGATTTGAAAACGTAACAGATTTTGTAATATCTAAAATCAAAGTAAGAGATGAAGAGGAGCAATAAAATAGATGCCTTACTACTTCAATTAAGTAGCGGACAAATGGAGAATGATAAAGTTAAGTTATTACATACTTTGAGTTTTGCGGACTTAACTTTAGCACAAATAGTTTCTATGGGTTGGAAAATCCAAACAGCATCAGGAAGATTAGCAGATTTAGAGGAAATGGGGTTAGTTAGAAAAACTTATAACCCCAATAGTAAATATTCTACTTACAGTTTCGTTAAAACTTCCGAAGAACAAAAAGAACTTCGGGAGGACATACAAAGAGAAAAACTACTAAAATACTTCTCTAAAGGATGTGAGTTAAATTACATCATTTTCAACGACAAAAATAACACTTGGGAATTTAATATGAGTTTAATTAAATTTTAGATTATGGATATAGATGATTTTTTCAATATTAAAGAAGAAAAATACGAACCTACAAATATGTCTAAAGATGAATTTGTTGATAAAACAAGAAAACTTTTAAAACATCTTGATAGGCATTATACTGAAAATTGGCGTTCCCGCCCATTAAAAGAAGAAGAATTTCCAAACGAAAACATTTGTGATAAATGTACGGGTTGCGGAATTTTCAAATTAAAAAATGAAGAAGCGGAATGTACAAAAGATTACGAAGAAGGAGAGTGTTATCACAGATATTTTGATGCAGAAGAATTTGGATTAGAAGTTGAAACTTGTTTCGATGATATTTACGAACTTTTATTTGTAGATAATGTTGAGTAATAAATCTCATAAAAACTAGTAACAATGAAAAGAACAGCAATGGAGAAAATAACTCCAACAAAGGAACTAAAAGAGTACTATCAAAAAGTAATAGACTTCTGTAAAACTAATAACGTGCCATTCAAAAAACTCCACCCAGTAGGCTTATCAGTAGATTTGAGGGATATTCCTAAAGATAAAGTAGAGGAATGGATTAGTGTCGTTAGTAAAAACTAATCCTATGAAAACTCCTTATTACTCTTATCGTTACGGTAAATGGTATCTTGTAGGATATATAACCGAAGAATCTAAATAAACTAATTATGAGCGAGAAACTAATAAACTACCTAAAACTACATTCAATACCGTTTGTATTTTTAGATGGAGGAATAGCAATTGATATAGATGACATTCCAAGCGAATACAAAGAAGAAGTAAATAACCTTTTTAACGAAAAAAATAATGAGTAAATTATCAAAAAAGCAAAAAAACTTTCTCAAAACTATTGAGAACAAAAAATATCGTAAAGAACAAAAGATTCAGTTTAAACTACAAAACGAATTTGATGGTTTTATGGAGCAACACCCAATGAACGGAGTTATGTACACGATTAAACAATCCAACGAAAACTCACTAACAAAAGAAAAGCTAAATGAACTTACTAATCCCGAAAAAACTAAAAATTATGATAAAGTTTTAGAAAAAGTATTTTCAATGATTGATGCTTCAAAAGTAAACGAAATAGAGGTAGTTAGTCCTATTGACCTTTCAAAAAAAGTTAACGACCAAGAAAGAAATCAAAAACTATTTAACTATATAAGCAATGAATTTGGAGTTTCATGTACAGATGATAACCTCCAAGAAATAGAAGATATAGTTAGAGAGATGTTTGAAAAAGATTACGAAGAAATAGAGTTTTTAAAACAAAAACTTGCCTTTTATGAAAAAGTCCAATCCAATATGATACGTTTTTATAAAACAAGTACTAATTACAATAAATAGTTTAATCAAAAAGCCTCGACTAATAATCGAGGCTTTTTTTTATTTCAAATCACTTTCCTTTATTCCAAATTCCTTTTTTTGGAGTTCAATAGTTTTCTTCATTTCCAAAACTCCTTTACGAATCTCAGTAGTATCAACATCTTTGAAATCTAACTTACTCCCATCGGGGAAATAATAAGGAAGACCTTTTTTATTTTGCTCTATTAAGTATTTAAAATCATTCATTTGGGTAATTAGAGTTTTGATAGCTTTAATTTTCCCTTCTCTTTCTTTTTCTTCAATAGGGGTTAAGCCTTTCTCCATTCTTTCCTTTTGCTTTTTCTCTACTTTCTTCAACGCTTCTTTTTCTTCGTCTTTTAGTTTTAGCGTTAAATCTCCTTTCCAATTATCATTTATAGCTTTAGCAGTTTTTATAAAACCTTTATCCATAAACGCTTGTCCAAATCCTTCGGGTTTAGAGTAATAAACTGGTTCACGACCTTGTAAACCTACGTTTAAATCATAAACATCCCTTAACGCTCTCCAAGAAAAAGGAGCTGATAACGAGCTTCCTAATAATTTTCCTGATTCAGTAGAGAATTTTTCTCCATCTCCAATAGCTTTAACAGTTTTTAGAATGTTATCTTGATAATCTACTTTCATTCCAAATTGGTCAACAAAAAACTTACCTAAATCATCTTTTTCTGTCATTAAATAAGTAACAAATGTAGGTGTCATTTTTTTAATATACTTTTTAGCCCATTTGTTTTCTTCTTTTTCCGACCAAACTCTTAATTTATCAATAGCATCTTCTTCATCATCTCCATTAGTAGTTAATGCCATTGCTAATGTTCCACTAATCATTAATCCACTTAATGTTCTCATTGCGGAGGCTTGTGTGTTTCTTCTTCTGTATAAAGATTCTTTATAATTATTTCTACCACTTACTGTTGATAAATCTAATTCATTTCCTTTACCTACCATTAAATTATAAACTAAATTTAAAGGGACTCCTACTTTTTCGGATTGAAGTACAACCCAATTTGAACCACCGCCTAAGAATGGAGCAATAATTCCTTTATAACCAGTACCTAAAATAATCCAAAATGAAGCCTTACCATATTGTTCTTCTTTTATCGCTTTTTCTGTTTCGTGGGAAATCATTGCATTTATTAGATTTACACCTTTTGTAACCATATTGTTAGCTTCGTGTCCAATACTTAATCCTGCGGATTTATATGAAGCGTCAAATGCTTGTTCTATTTGTTCCATAGTCATACGACCATCACTTGCTAAATTTTGTTTAACAAGTCCCATAGCAAATCTATGAATAGCATCTTTGTTGTCTTTTAGTACTTTTTCTCCTTCTTGTTGGGAGTTTATTTCATCAATTATGCTTTTTGCAGTAACCAATGCTTTTTCAAAAATATCCCCTGTTAATTGTTCGTTTAAATATTGTTGAGCTTCATCTTTTGTCATTCCGCCATTAGGGTTCTTCTCTAAAGGTAAAGTTAATGTATCAATAATATTTTCTATAAAAATGGAAGATGTTAAAGATGCTTTAGTTTGGCTATCTTGTGCCTCTAAAAAGGCACGTAATGTAACCACAGAAACTACTATATTAGCAATTTCGCTATCTACTTTACCATTAAGCCAATCCTCAAAACGAGTATGAGAAATTAAACTTGAACCAGTTTCCCCATAAAATAATCCCACTTGTTTTACAATATCATTATAAACAGCATCTTTATCTTTTTGTATTTGTTTTCTTAATTCGGGAGTTACTTTCCCACTTGCTTGAATTTTTTGATAAAGCATTTGTAGTTTACCTGATGTGTAGTTTTCAAGCAATGTTGCAATTCCTCCTAACATCGCTTTTAAAGATAATCCTTGATAGTCTTTAAATAAACTAATTAATCTAAATCCTTTTCCTCCACTAATGGTACTTACTTCCGATATTAGTTTTTTAATGTTATGACTAATTTGTGAAGCCTGACTCTCCATCGCAACTTTTGACAAAGGTTTCCCATTAGGGTCTTTGTAGTTATACAATTCCGATAATGCTCTTACAAGTTTTTCAAGTTTAACAAATGATTCTTGTTTTAAACTACTCAAACCAATTACTTTATTTAAAACTTCTGAATATTTACCTTCATTATTTTCAAATAATCCAAAATTATAAAGTTCGGCTAATGTTTTAGATTCAGCCTTTCTATATACTCTTTCTTTGATTAATCCCTTTCTCTCTAACTCCTTAATCCCTTTTTCAATTACTGATGCGCTTAATTCCTTAAACTCCTCAATAATATCAGCAGTCATTGATTCTATTTCTTTATCCGAGTATTTACCTTGCTCTTTTAAAGTATCAATAATGGTTTGCTCAATTCCTTTTTTACCCGCTAATTTCTTCCAATCGAAGCGTTTTACTTTCTCTCCTTTATATGTTACTTCACGATAAAATCCTGCATCTATTAATGCTTGTTTTACAATTGATTTTACAGATGTATCAATAGGTTTTTCATCTGTAACAAATCCTTCTTTTTTAAAATGGTCTGTAATATCTTTTCTAAATTTAGATTCATTACTCCATTCTTTACCATAAAGTTCTTTTATTTTTTTTACTCCTTTATCTAAAGCATCAGCAATATTTAATCCACCTTTGATAGCATTCTCAATTGTTGTAATTCCAGCATCGATAATTGCAATAGGAATACCCGAAGTAGCATCATAAGTATTACTTCTTAAAGTAGATTTTAATTTAGATAATGAGTTTAGTATTTTATCTGCTTTCTTTCTTCTTGTTTCAGATAATGATTTATAATAATTATCAATTTCTTTTTGAACTCCCTCGTCAATTAGTTTCTGAATCTCCTTATCGCTTTTAATAAAACCATCACGAATATCATCTTCTTCATTCATTTTATCAATAGAAGTTTCTACAATCTTCTCAACTTCTGATTTAGCCTCTTGTTGTTTTGAAGTGTATAGGTCATTTCTATAAGTTTCAATATCAATTCCTAATCTAATAGCATTATTTAACGCTCTTAATCTACCAGTTCTAATTGTCAATGAACCAATACGTAAGTTTTCTTGGGAACGTGCCGTAACAAATTCTTGCAGTTTCTTTTCGCCTACATTAGTCGGGTCATTCTTAACTCGAATATCCATTTCATTTTCTAAAGTAGCTAAAATTATCCCTTTTTCAAGTCCATTTAAATCAGACGCTTCAATAAAATCTAATAACTCCTCTACATATTTATCACCAAATTTCTCTTTAGCATCATTAACAATATCTATTCCGTGTTGTCTTAGTAAATCATCTCCTTTTACATCATATTCTTGGGCGTTAGTAGGCGTACCATATTCTCTTTCGATAGTTTCCCCACTTAAATATTTATTAATTACCCCGCTTTCAGGAATAGCTTTTATTTTATCTCTTAATTTAGTAGATTGGCTATCTGAAATAGGTTTTTTCTTAACCACTTCTTCTTTTTTAGTTTCTTTTGGCTCTTCAAGAGTTTTAAAGTGTTTTTCCGCCACTTCTTTCTCTGTAAAGTCAAAATCATAGCCTTTCTTATTTAAGTGGCTTATAACTTGTCTAATCGCTTCTTGAACTTCAATTCCTGCTCCAATTAATTGTTTTGCGCTATTAGCTACAAAATCTATTAAATCATCTTGTGATAATCCTTGTTTTTTTGAGCCTTTTGTATGTTCAGGAGTTTTAGGCAATAAGTCTTTTAAAGCATTTGCAAGTTCATCGATATTTACATTTACTGCTTGTTTTCTTTCGGCAACTCTTTCTTTTCTTGATTTTTCTGATGTTGTAATAGTTTGCTTATCATCAATTCTCTTTGAAATTTGCTCAGTTTCTTTGTTTCCATATTGTTGTTTTTCAAATTCTTTATAATCTTCGTAGTATTCTATTAGTTCATTATCTGTCATTTGGTCAAAAAATCCAAATCCTGCATCTTTTCTGTTTTTTTGCTCAATTGCTTTTAATAAAAACTCATTGCTCGCATTAAGCCCAGTAAGAGAAGTGAATTTTTCTTTTAATGCAGTAATAGCATTGCTTTTCTTGATTTGTTCTTCTGTAAGATTATCTTTTGCTTTTGCTTTATAAGATTTTAGCCCATCGGGATTTTCAGATATAAAATCAGCAATGTCATTAGGGGTAATTTCAACGCCTCCAATTTCAGATAATTCTTGTGCTAAATCATCAATCTCTCTACCGCTTTCGTTATCAAAATATGATTTTGTCTTATTGGTTTTGTTGTTTTTATCTCCAAATCTATCAAATCCACTTTCTTTAATTGGAGATAGCCCATCTGCTATTATTTGTTTTTTATAATCTACTTTCTCCTCGTCATTCATAGAAGAAACATCTTCTATCTCTGCATAATGGATTGCTTCTGCAATTTCGGCGGGGTTATTAGATTTTTTGGCTACTTCATTTTCCCAATCTTGTTGCTCAAAATCAGGATTATCAATAGCTCTTTCCCCAATAGTCAAATCGGTGTTATCAGCGTGTTTTCTTAAAACTGCTCGCTCAGTAGGTTTAGAAACTACTTCGCCTTTAGAATTTGTAACTTCTAATCTACCATTCTTATTCTCAACATTAAACGCTTGCCCTTTCTCCGAAACTTTATATTTCTTTACTTCAACATCTGTTTTACCTTCTCCAATTGTAGCGGAGGGCTGTACTGCTTCAACTTGTTGTTGCTGTAAATCTGCGTTATCTCCAATTGAAACATCTCCATTAGGTACAATATCTCCTTTCTGTTTTGCTTCATCTCTTTTGGCTTTAATTTCAGAATTAATGTTGCTATATTTTTCAGCTATTACTTTATTCAAGATTTTTTCTTCTTCCGACATAGCACTTTCTATATCAGGATTAGAGTACAAATCTTTCTTAATTTTAACTAATTCATCAACACTCTTTTCGTTATAATCATTTTCTAATTTTTGAATAGGTGTTATTTCCTTTTGTTCTGAATTTGTTGGTTCTTGTACTTCGGCTTTTGGTTCAACTTTTGATTTTGCTTCTGCATTTGCACTTTCAATTTCTGCATCTTTCTGTTGTTTTAAATAGATTTTATTAGCTCTTTCGGTTATTTGCTCGTTGTCAATTTTAATATTTTTAGTTCCATCAGGATTTAACTCTTGAATTAATTGATTTGAGGCTTCTCTCTTAATTTTGTCTTGCTCTTTTAACGGCAAAGATTCTACGGGAGAAGTATTCCCATTAATAATATTTGTGTTAGTATTTTGTAAATCTAAATACTCTGATTTTAATCCTTGTAATAATATCTTTTTAGAAGCATCATCTAATTCAGTATCATCTTTAATTTCAATAGATTCTCTTTGTAATTCAGATAATCTCTTACTGTTGTTGTAAACAATCTCTATTTGATTTAAGGGCATTTTGCCTAATTTATCAATAGTTTTATTTATAATACTAGAACTTTCTTTTGTAGCTAAGTCTATTTGCTCTTTGACAACTTTTTTAGTAGTTTCAGATATATTTACATCTTCTAACTTATCTAAAAGAGCAGTTATTTTTTTAGCATTTGCGTCTAATTGTCTTGATTCAGCTTTATCAGAAAAACTCTTAACTGCTGATAAAGCAACATGAGGCATTGCTCCAACACTTCCTATCATTCCAGTAAGTAAGGCGGTATCTTTTAATGTTTTTATACTGTTATCAAAATACCCAACATTTTCTTCTCCTTGAATATCTTTTTTAACTACATTTTGAACTACATTATTTATTAACTCGGTACTTACTTCTTTTTTAGTATCTCTTACAATATTTTTAGCAATAGATTCAGAAGTATTTTTTATAGCAGTTTCAGCTAATTCTTTTGAAGTAGCTTCTTTCATTGCTGATTTCCAAATATTAGCTGAACCTCTTAATGTTTTAATAGTAGGTAGTTCCGAAAATATCGCTTCTGATAGACCACTAACGAATGGAGCTAACGCCATTTGCTGAGGCGTGTAGTTAGTTTTGCCACTTTTGTTAGATTGTGTCATCTCAGAATATTTACTCCCCGAAGCCTCCAATCCCAATGCACCAATCCCAATACCACCTGCGCCAATTTGAGCAAAAGTACCTGCCTGATTTGCCAACAAATCTGTTGAATATTGAAAGAAATTTTTAAATGAAACATCTTCACTATCAGGTCTAAAATCTTCTTTCTTTTTTTGTAAAAACTCTCTTGCTTTTTGTATTCCTTCTTGTTTATACTCCTCTTTAGCTCCTAAATAAGTATTAGCAATATAATTAGCTCCTGAGTATAAATCTACTCCTGCATTTGCTAAAGATAAAGATGCTCTAGCTCCGAAGTTTTCTAAAGCATTATAATTTCTTTTAAAAGCATTAAATTCATCTTTTGCAGTTCCTAAATCAGTATTATCTTGTTTTGTAAATGCTTTATAATCTTCTTTTAAATATTTCCCTACTTTTTGAATTTCACTTTGAGCAAATAGTTTATCTTCTTGTGTGATATTTGGATTTTCTAAATCATCTTGTAACTCTTGAAAGTACTTCTCATTTAGGCTAATTCTATTGGTAATATCTTTTTTCTTTTTTGATAAAGTTGTAAATCTATCTTCCGCATCAATTTTAAGTGCTGATTTAGTTTTAGAATCTACTGAACCTAAATAATCATTAATTTTTTGTTGCTTCTTTTCTAAATTAGTTTTATCTAAATAGATTTTGTCAGCCAAACTATTAACATCCTCAGATTTAATATTTTTTACGCCTTGTTCTCTTAATTGTATTTTAGCTTGTTTTTTTTCATCGAATAAAGGGTCTTTCTCCAATATTAATTCTTTTGGAGTAGTTTGCTCATCTGTCATACTAAAAACAAATTCACTTGCTTTATTTACAACATCTTTCCCAATAGCTTTAACATTATTCCAAACTCCTTCTTGTTCTTTTTTAGACTTTAAATCATTTTCAGATTCAATTCTTTCTTGTTCATTTAGCTTAGTAGCTTCCCTCCACTTCATAACCTCTTGTCTTTGAAACTCCTTACGCTTTGCTACATTTTCAGGTTTATTAATAGCCTCTTGTAGTGTTTTATTAATTTTAGGTAATGGTTGTTTAGGCGTAGTAGTTTTTACGCCATCAGGAAACATTTTAAAGTCTTTGCTAATTTTCTCTACACCATCCGAAGAACCAACTTTTGTTCCCGAAACCGATTTTTGTTTTGGAGAAATAGGTTCGGAAGCATCTTTTTTTTTTACAGGAACTTCATTACCGAATTTAGCGGTAAAATCTCTTGCTAATAATTCAATTTCTTCATTACTACCTCCATTAGCTAATAATTCTTTAATATTAGCGTCTAATTGTTCTCTTCTTTTAGGTTGTAACATATATTTTTATTATTTATAAATAATTTTACCATTTTCATCTACTCCTGCATAAACTCCTTTTGTCTTTGGTTGTTTTTTTGTAATAGTAGTTGTTTTTGTTGGAATTTTTTTACCGTAAGGAGTAACTGTTTCTCCTTCTTTTACTGTAACTGTTTCTTTATTAAGTTCACGCTCTTTTTGGTTGTACACTCTATCTGCATTATTTTGGTCATTTAACTCTTTTAGTTTTTGTAGTCTAATTCTTTCGGCTTCATAATCAGGTTTTTCAGAGCGAGGTATTCTACCAACTAAATCTGCTTTTACTTTTTCTTTAATTTCAAAAAGTTCTCTTGGTGTATAATCTGATAAACTATCTTTAGGTTCTTGACCCATTAATAATGACATTTGATAAACTTGATTATAGTTTTTAGTAACATCATTAGCCATATTCTCAGCCATTTGTTCAGCACCTTTGAATGTTTTTATGATTTTACCATCTTTAAACTCTTCGGATTGAACTTTTCCTAACGAATCTTCAAATGTTTCAATCAATGATTTAGAACCTTTTTTTCCACTCTCTCCGTTGTAGTTAAAAGATGGTACTGGCTTCATTTCATCAAGTAATTTCTGTGGTGGAACTTGGTTTTTTAAAATATTGGTTACTTTACCATTATCATCTGTTTCGTATATTGTAAATAAAGGATTCCCTTTTTCATCAGGAGTGTAAACGTATTCTCCTTTTTGTACTTTATCAAGAATAGAAGCTCTTTTTAGCGCACTATGTTCATTATAATCACCTTCTAAAACTCCTTTTTCTAAATTAGCTGTAAAATCAGATATGGTTTTGGGAAGTTGTGCTAAACCTAATAATGAGTTTTTGGCATTTTCTCTTTCATCAAGGAATTTTCTATCCCCAGTTGCAGTATAATTTGCATTTGCGTCTGCATATTTCTTTTTAAACTCAAATGCAGATAAAGTCGTTGGGTTATCAATTTTATCCATTCCTATTTTTAATATAGGATGTTCTTTCTCAAATTTATCTAATGCCTCTAATTCTTTTGCCCTTTGTGATTGTATATTAGATTCGTTTTCAGCTTTCTTTTCCTCCGCCAATCTTTGTTCTTGACGATATTTAAAAGCATTATCCTCTAATCTAGTAATAGCTTGACCTAGATAGTTTTGTGTTGGACTTAATGTAGCGTAACCGCCCCCTTTTCTCCCTATTGCCATAATTGGTCTATATATATATTACTTACCGTTTTTAGCTTTTTCGTAATCAATTTTTTGTTGAGTTGTCATTTTACGAGTTTTTCTCCATTCAGAAACAGATTGCCCTGCCGAGCCTAAACTTTGAAGAGAATTAGCAATTCCTTGCTGTTTAGCTTCGTTTGCAGAATTAATTTGTGAAGATAATGCAGAAACATCTTGTTGATATTTTTGTTCATCTATTCCTTGTATTCTGCGTTCATCCTCAGCTTTTAATCTTTCAATTTCTTGTTGTTGGTCGTCAAGATTTTTAGCATTCTCCATAGCAATTAAATCATTGTTAGCTTGAACCGCCCCAATACCTCCAATAATTGCCCTTGCACCACCTCCTCGCAAAGCATCAACCGCAGTAGCGGATGTTCTTCCAGCTTCTTGCGTTCTTAAATCAGCTCCTAAAGTAGAAACTTTTAGATTCTCAGCTACGTTAGTAGCTTGTGGAGATTCTAAATTATTTAATGCTCGTTCTGCTTTTTTCTGTTTATTAGCACTATTGATAGCAGAATAAGCAGATACTCCTGCGCCTACCAATGCTGTTGCTGTCATAACACCCAATATATTGTTATTTAGGGATTAATAACAACAAAGATAAAAAATAAACGACAACAAACGAATATAGTAATGTATTATTTTTAAATTTGCAATTACAACTGTTTTAATTACAATTAAATATAATATGAAAGCACGTAATTTAATAGAATCTGATTATGAGGATTTAGTAGAATATTGGAAATGGAATCGCTTTCCGCCACCTCCAAAAGAAGTATTGCCGAATAACGCTAAGGGCGGAATGATGGTTGTAGATGAATTTGGTAATAATATTTGTGGAGGGTTCTTTTACGAAACTAATTCAGTGCTTGGATGGATTGAATTTATTGTAGCTTCACCACTTATTAAAGATAGAAAAGTAAGAAAAGAGGGTCAAGTATTTTTAATAAAATCATTATGTGAAAAAGCTAGAAAAAAAGGGTACTTAGCAATTTTCGCATCAATAAAAGTTGAGAGTTTAATTCAAAGATATATTGAAGCGGGATTTTCTAAAGATGACTTAAAATCTACTGAATTAATTATTAGATTATAAACGTTTATAAAAGGAGGCGAGTACAATTCTGACTCCTTTTTTTATTCTATTAGGACTTTTTGCGTGAAAATGGTTCGCATTGTATTTTAATAATCTATTAGGCTTAGATTTAACGTAATCTGTTTCTTGCCACTTAGATAAATCATTACTGTCCTCTAATAATAATCTATTGTATTCTTCTTCGGAAACACACTCTGATAATTCTTTTCCGTGTAAATGATGGTCGAAGAAAGAAGTTCCATTTGTACTCACGCCTTTAGGGTTGTTTATGTATAGTACACTAGCTAACGAAACTCTTTCTCCCATTATTATATTGTCTGCGTGGATTCGGGCATTTTCATCAAAACCATCATAAGCACTTCTAATAAAACTAAAAACTCTTTTATACCCATCCATTTCTAAATAAGGATAAATATTTTCGGGGATTTCTATTACTGAAAACTGCTTATCTCCAGCAGTAACAATTGAGAACTCATTTGTTTCGCAATAATTTTGTAATTCTAAAAATACATCTTTTGGTAAAAAATCATCTACAATCTCCATATTTATAATTTTATTATATTTAATTATTTATTCAAAAGATTTTTGTGCTTCTGAATTAACTGCAAATACACTTGCTTTTGAGTTTTTAGATAGTGTCATTTCAACTTCCATTGCATATCCTAATAAATTATTATTTTCTATGCTTTGTGGTTTTGAGCAAATTACAAAATCTCCGCTTACTATATTTAATACTGAGTTTAAAGTTAAAGAGTTAGTATTTTTAGAAAGTACTGAACCTACTAATTCTAAATCAGCATTTCTAATTTCATCACCGACATTTACAATTCCATTTAAATCAAAATCAAAATTCAAAGTTAAACCACTAATTGTACAGTTTCCTATTCCTTGATTCGCACCTATAATTGCTGTATCAATAACATCATTGTCAGTTCTTACGTAAGCATAGAAAACACCTTCTTTTTTTTCGTAATCTTCTTTGTTTATATAGCCTTCATTTATATCTGTTTTTAGTTTTGTTTGCCAAGCATCAGTCCCTTCAATAGATAATGTTTTAAAGTTCTTACGTGTAGATGAACCTTCATTAATTGCGAATTTAAATTTACTTGGGTACTCAATACCAAAAAATGTATTATAATTATCTAACAATCCATTTTTAGACTGATTACACTTGTAAACATTACCATTTTTAAACGCTATTAATTCATTGTTAATACGTATCATATCATCAGGATTGAATTTTATTCTACCTAACCAACCATCATCAGAATCAGAATAAATCCAAGTCTGATATTCTGTATTATTATACTTTATGTTTAATATAAAATAATCATTAAATTGGTCATACTGCCCTATGATATTATTAATAGTGTTTTCTTTAAACAATTTACGGAAATAGTTTTTCATTCCTTGTGTTGTAATCTCAAAAATACCATTATTAGATAGTTTACAAACAGTTCCTCCTTTTACATCTGTAAAGTATCTATTGATAGCTTCAAAGTCAAAACTTTCAGGATGTGTGCTAATACCATTTTCTTCTTGATATGTATTTTGCTTACCTAAAACATCTTCAATAGATACTAAATTAGTAGAACCATCAACATTTGATAATAAATCTTTACCGTAATAAACAATACTTACTTTATCTTCTTGATAAACTTCTAAATCAGTATCTTTTCCTCTTATTTTAATAATAGAACCATATGATTTTTCAATATCATCTTTAAAATTAGCTTTAGATAAGTTAAATTCATTTAATCTATTAATATTTGTAGTAGAATTATAAACTCCTGAATATGTAATATCAGCATATCTATCTACTTGTCTATACTCATCTTCACTTACTGCGGTAGGGCAAAAATCAATAGCTAATGTTTTTTCATTAAAAGCATCTCTAATTTGAAAACTTTCAACTCCATTTCCTTGACAAAAACAATTATATGTATCTACTAATAAATGCTCTTCCATTTCATGTTCCCCATCTATTACATCATAAATTTCAGGAGTTTCATAAAAAATATCATTATCTATTTCTTTAGCAGTTTTCTCAAATATAAAAAGATTAGAAACCGTTCTAATTGTTGCTGTTACATAAACTCTACCATATCTTGAAGCACTTCCACTACCAGTACCACTTTCAGTTCCTTGAACTACTAAATACAAAAATCCAGCAGGGTCAGGAGAAACTAAAATAATTAATCCTGTAGTTGGATTTACAATAGGTATTCCTCTTACAAGTGTAACAAGATATGTTTTGGTAGGATGTGATGTTGACTGAAAACCTAACGGATTTATTTGTGCATAGAAAAAATCAAAAAAATTAGCATAATTCTGTTGCGCAGTATATGTTCTATTAAATAAAATTCTAGGGTCTTCATTTTTATAATCACTTCTAAAACTTAGATTGATTTGTGAACCTTGCGGGAAAGGCTTATCAATTTTAACTCCTAAAGCATCTAATTCTGAGAAATCTCCAGTAAAAGATGTTGGATAACCATTTGTTGTTTCTGCGTATCCTGAATATTGTGAAAATTCATTATTTGAATATTCCATTTCAAAATCTAATGCTTTTATTTTAGCATATAGACCAGCAGGTTCAGGTATTGCGGAAGGATTCGTTGTTATAAAATTTATAGGTTGTTGTTTTACATCTAACACCTTTACTTTTATAGGATTGGGTAAAAACCCAGTACCATCACTTTTAACAATTAAAATATCCCCATCTTGAACTTTATTTTTATTTTCACCATCTAGTTTTATCCAACGATAAATCCCATCAACAAAGAATATATTTATAGGGATTGTTTCATAAAGTCCCTGATTTATTTTAATACCAAATTTGTAAGTTTTAGCCCAAGTAGGCGGTTTTTGTGTTAGTGGTATATTTACTTGTATTTGATTCTGAGTTATTGCATTTTCATTAGGGATAAACAATGTATTATTTGTACTTGTTAAGGCAGTAGTTTTTCTACCTTGTAAATCTCTATAAATCATACAAATCTCATAACTTCTTAAAGATTTTAAAGAAGTAGCAACTGACACACTATTATAACTTGCGCTTGATAAATCATTGTAAAAATAATCTCTTACAAATGTATTTGGGTCAGGAGTTTCGTCAATTTCATATTTTATAACTGGGAAAGTAATAATAATATCGGTTCCAATATTAGATATTTCAAATCCTTTTAAAACTATATAAGGAGGTAAATAATCAACAGGTGGATTTACTCCTCCATTGTTTTCAAAATAAATTGTTAGTAAATCTAATTGGTCTTGAATTGTAGAGTTAGTAATTAAGTCTGTTAAATCGGTATAATCTTCAAATAAAGTAAACTTAAATTCATAGTCAAAATCTAATAATCTCTCATTACTTTTTAATTTGAAGTTAAATATAATTGAATTACCATTTTTAAAAGATAATCCACTAGCGTCAATAATTATCTGTCCTTTTGGTAAAGTTATTGGAACAGCATCAAAAGTATAATTAATAGAATTTTGGTCAACATCTAAAAAAGTAGTTTCAATTTCATTAGACACTAAGGCTAATGTGTAATCCATTATTACTTTGTTACCATTTTTATCTATTAGATTTTTACCTTCTTTATAATTTGCAAAAGCAACTCTGTTTCCTATTGGAGATTGAGCTAAAGCTATCTCAGGAACATTATCAAAACTCCTAAAATATTGGTCAGCAGGAAGAATACCATATACCTTAGAATTATTAAATTCTAAAGTTTGTATTGTATCATCCGCCCAACCCTCATCTTCTTTTATAAAAGTATCTACTTTATAGATATTTGTTTCGTTAGAAAACTTAAACAACAAGTCTATTGCTACAACTTCTCTTAATCCAGTATTAAATGAAATATTTACAGAATTAAAACTATTTAACATCCCTAAATTTTCAAATGTTTCAAAATCTAAGTTATATGCTTTTGGTTCAAAAAAATACTTACTCCAACTAGAAATAGCAGAATAATAACCATCTTTATATTTAAATCTTGTAGCAAAGCAAATTATTTTATTTTCTAAGTAGTTTGCTTGTGCATTTTCGGTAGAAATAATAGGTGTTAAAGTAGGAGAATATATAGGAGGAGCTTTTATTAGCATAATCTCTTCTGCTGTAAACCCATCAATACCCCAAGTTTTCATTCTCTCAATATTACCTATTCTTGGAGGATTTGTGTCACCACTCCATTGAATTAAGTTTCCATTTCCTTCGGGGTCAATATAAATATCAATATTAGTGATTCGCTCACCTGATTTAAGATTTAATCGAGTTCCTGTTGTTGATTGTAGGACTACAACATTATCATTTGTGATAATATCATATTCCATTAAATAATCATAATTAGTAGCTTTAACAAAATAGTAAACTTTATTGTTAGCTGAATCTTTCCCAGTACCATAACTAATACCTCCCAAAAACTCATTATCTACCGTAAGAACAGTTCCTAATACATTATTACCTACCCCAATATTAGAGCCGTTTGCTACTGTAACTAAGAAGTTTTCGGCATCAATAAGAGTTCCGTTCTCTAAGAAACGATAATCATAATCAGTATTTAAAATACCTTTTTGGAAAGTGTTTTTAATCTTCATTTATCTCAACCAATTTTTACGACTATTCAACAAAAACATTACGTCCTCAAATCTAACATTCATTAGTTTTATAGTCGCATTTTTATAAGCAGTATCATACTCTTTTTTAGCTCTATTCACAACGTATTCTTGTCGGTTATCACTATTACTTAGTAAGTTCCATTTACACCAATTATACAATGCTATTTCAGCTAATTTATTTATCCTAATATCACTATCACTTGCGTGTTCTAATCCATCGGATATAAACTCCAACATAATTACTTTACTTAGCGCATCAGAACTAAAATGAAATCCCGCACTTGTAACATTAAAATAACCATTCGCGTTTTGTGTGGCATCTAAACTAAAATTAGTAGTTTCATTACAAAAACAATTTGGGTCAAACTCATAACTAATAACTCCTCTTCCTTGACTTTCTAATTCAGCATTCATTGTAGAGCCTTCTAAGATAAATCCATCTTGGTCAAATAAAATATTAGCATCTTGGTCTTGAAGATAGGCAGGATAAACATTCAAATCTCTATTTATAGCCATTGGCATTAACTTACCCGATATTGGGTGAACATAACTAACTCTTACCCAATTAACATAATTAGGCGGATATATAGCGGTTAATGTATCATTTAGTTCTAATTCACATCCTTTAACTTCTTGAAGATTACCGTAATTAAATTGTTGAATACCTTTCTTCATCCAATAAACAACTTTTCTACGAGGCACTTGCCCTAATAGTGTGCCATCCCCTATGTAATTATCCATAAAGTTATTAACGAGATTAACTAATGTTTCATATTTATAAGAACCATGATTGGCTTCGTTTTCGTAATAATCTATCGGTATTAAACTTGCCATTTATTATGATTGTTTTTGCGTTAAATTAACTTCTTGTTGTGCTGAGGCTTCTGTTACTTGTGCTTCTCTTAATGCTAATCCAGCATAACTACATACTTTCACTATAAATTTCTCATAAAGGGAAATATGTAAATCTACGTGTTGTAAATCAGTAGCCGAAGCATTAAACATTGGATTACCACCGACATTTACATAAGTCCATTTCGGAGATTTAGGTTTTCTCAAATAAAGTAACTCTACGTAATAACCACTTGGATTATCGGGATAAACTTTAAAGTCATCTTCTATTCTATATCCTATTGGGAAGTCTAAAGTAGGAGGATTAACATTTGAATTAATAGTTTTATTCAAATCAGTTTTAAGCATTAATTCAACATCAACTCTTTTTCCCGAAGATGTATGAACTAATGATGTGCTTATTGCTCTATATAAATCAGTTCCAGTATAACTCCAAAGTTTAGTAGTATTATTGTAAGTAAAATTTGATGGTGTAGAAAATTGAGAATATAAATCTATTTGCTCCTCACGTATTTTTTTTAAATCAGCATATTGGGAGTTTGTAAGATGATTGTTCTTTTTGATAGAATCTCTCGCGTCCAAATAAAAAAGCTCCTCAAAAATAGACATCTGAGCCAATTGAGCATAGGAATTAAATTCTTCGGGGCTTAAATATCCATAGTTGTTCTTAGCTAATAAAAACAATACAGTATTTCGGCACTCATTAATGTTTATCATAAGTACTTAATTTACAACAAAGATAAAAAATAACAACTAAAAATTCACTTTATATAAAATATATTTTGTAGTTAAATATTTATTACTATATTTGCTCTATGAATACTAAGAAATTACATACTCTACGTCCTGAGCAACCGAAATTATATTTGGGAGGAATTGGCGTATAAAGTATTTTATAATATAAAAACGTAAACCTCTCAGAAATGGGAGGTTTTTTTATTTCTAGTTACTAGGGCAGATGGATGAACCCGCCTCACTTGGAATGAGGAGATTCGCTGATTCGATTTCAGCTAACTAGACGAGCAGACTGTTACTAATTCATAGGACGTGGTGTATAATACGAACGTAGAATTAGATATTAGAGTATCGTATAACGGTTATTACATCTGACTTTGACTCAGATAATGGAAGTTCGATTCTTTCTACTCTAACTGTGTTGTTAGCATAATTGGAATAATGTGCCTAACTGTGAATTAGGAGGATAGGGTTCGAGTCCCTGCAACACCCAAATGCCTCGTTACGCTAAATGGAAGTGCGGTCACACTTAGAATGTGATGGTTGTAGATTCGACTTCTACACGAGGTACTAAATTTTCTTATAGTTTAATGGATAAAACATCAGATTACGACTCTGATAATCTCCGTTCGAGTCGGGGTAAGAAAACTAAAAAAGCCTACCAAAACTAATTGGTAGGCTTTTAAATTTATTATTTAGTTTTTAATTCAAACTATTTGCTAAATACTCGTAGAAACTTCTACCATCTCCCGTTTGAAGATACTTACAAATAACATCAATCTCATTGCTATTTCGGTCAACTTCTATTAAAAGTTCTTTGTTAGCGTTGTAGAATCGATAGTTTTTGTAAATCAACAATCCTCTTGAAATAGCTGATTTAGCAATTCCTTTTACTTTAGTATCGGGATTCTCGCAAAGTTCAATGTATTCTTTAGGGTTTGAATCCGCATACAAGAACATTTCTTCCTCAATTTGGTCAATTCCCCACGCTTCTACATAACTCGGACAAACTAAACTTGCAATAGCTCTATTAATAGTATTTCCTACTGAATCTACTAACATATTAGCTTTGTTTTTTAGTTTTTTATCCGCAACAAATTTTCTTGAAGATTCTGTTGGGTCATATTCTTTAAAAATAATCCCATTATGAGGATGTATCGTTAGGAATTTTTGCAATACAACATCATTTGCCCCAACTTTTAACATCCCATTTTTAAAGATAATATGCTTTACTAATACAGACCCTAATTCTTTACTTTGATTTTCAACAAAGAAAGACGGTTGATTTGAAGCAAATCTCAAAGTATGAACAGTTTTTCTTGCTTTATTAGTATATTGCAAGTTCATGTGTTCTGAATGTTGATGAGCAATAGAATATGAGATTGGTTTTGAGCCATCGCATAATACATATTGTCTGTCTTTCATTTCCCAATTTTTAAACTCAGGAATATCATCATCAATATCTTGTTCTAATCTATGTTGTGGTATTTGTTGTACAATAGGTTTTACAAGTTGTTGAGTTTGTTTAGATAGAGCTTCTTCTATAAGACGTTGCACTTCCGATAACGATACAGTTGGCTCTTTATCTTTAGGAGTTTCGATAGTTTCATCTACTACTTCTGTATTTTTAGGATTAGCTTTTTCTTGCTCTGCAAGAGCTTTTGCTTCTCTTTTTTCTCTGTGCATCTTAGCTAAAGGATGCTCTTTTTCTACTTCTGCCATTTTTATTTGATTTAATTTGAATGAATAAAAAGGTAGGGAGTTTTTCTCCCTACCCTAACTTTAATTATTATGCTCCTTGAAACAATAAGGTGTTATTACGCCCAATGATAACAAGTGCTTGTTCTGATTGAAACTCAGTACGAACTTCATCTTTATTAGATGTTCCTTTCGCCCAATCAAACTGTGCCATTTCGTAGTCACGGTTCATAGCTCCATAAGCTCTATTTCTAACGTGAATCATAGGTTTAACCGAAGTTTCCCCCATTAATGGGTCTGTAACTGATTGAGAAGCAGAAGGCACAATGAATCCGTTTACTTTTCTAACACCTACAACACTTCCCTGAGCAGTTGGCTCGTTTAAGTAACGTAATGCTGAATAAGCAAACTCATAACCTCCTAAAGAATATCCTTTGAAAGATAAATCTAAAGCCATTTTATCGTTATTATCAAACATACCGTAAGATAATCCTACTGTGTTTGTAGATGCCAATAAACGGTCTTGTGCAAAACAAAGTGCAGTTGTTCCATAAACTACGTTATCTTTCAATTGACCTTGTTTTTCAAATCTATCAACGATAGACTCTAAATCAGTAATTGTAGATGGAAGACCTGTGAAAATATTTCCTTCTCTCATTACGTCTAAAGCTCCTTGTTTTCCTTTGTAACCAGCAGTCAACAAATCTCCCGCCCAATTTTTAGAGTTAAAGTTTGCAGATTCTCTTGCATTTCTAAATCTACGTTCAGCGTTTTCTTTGTTAACGTAAAACCAGCAATATCCAACTTCTCCAGTAGATTCGTTAGTAGCTTTTAACCAAGAGATTTGAGTCATATTGGTACGGTTTTCTTTAACCATCTCCTTAACGATTGCACCTCTTGTAGTATATTGTTGGTATTTAGTGTTAAGAGATTCTTGCATACCTTCTGTTCCTTTTCCGAACTCATTGAAGTCTGCAAAAACTACTAAATCAACTAAAGGTAAAGCTGTAAATCCTGCTGAATCTCCACATACTGCTGTAAAAGTAGTACTTGTAGTTGCTGAAATACGACCTTGACGAACTGTCGCTCCATCTAAACTTCTAATGAAAACAATTTCTCCAACTCTGAAAGTATGGTCTGCGGATGTAAATACATCAGCTAAACGTGTTACTCCCTCAGCAAGTTGAGTTAATCTTTCTTCTTCTGTCCATGTAATAACGTCAGATGCGTATGGAATTTTACGACCAGTTGCTTCAAACCAACCATCAATCATTTGGCTTCCGTATCTTCCGTGAAGTTTCTTGTCCAAATCAGGTAATTGGTGAGTTAAATAGGTCATATCCGCTAAATCCATATAGTTCTGCGGAGTTGGTACTTTTGTTGCGGAAGGTACATATCTTACCGCTGGTGAAACTGCTAATGCCATTATTTTCTTGTTTTTTTATGTTAATATTAGTTTACAAGAAATCTTATCCTTTTTCTACATCATAGACTACTCCAGTACCTCGATTATCATTAAGTTGTCGCAAATTATCAGGTTGAATGTTTTTAGCTATTTTATCGTCGAGTTCAAGTTGTTTAGCCATTCCTCGTGCGTATGCTTTATTTAATTCAGCTTCGTGATTTGCACCCATGTAAAGAAATTTATGAAACCCAATTGGGTCTTTTAAAACTCCTTGCTCATCAAAGTACTTTTTCGTAAAATTATCAGTTGATAATTGCATATTCTTAGTTTCTTCTAAATTGTTAGGTTTAAATGAAACTTCCTCAAAACCTATTTCTTCATTGCCTAATTTAACTTTGAAACCTTCAAAGCCTTTATTAAATAAATTTTCAGTTTTGCTTTCGTAATCTGCTCTTTTCAGTAAATAATCTTTCTCAATTTCTTGTTCGTTTAAATCTAATTCTTCAATTTTCTTTAAAGCCTCTCTATACTTAGAAGGAATAAAATCGTCAGAACCTCCAACGGAATTAAACTCCTCTTTACGTTTAGCGAAAAACTCATCAGCTAATTTAGAATCAGTTTTCGTATTAATGCCTCTATCCAAAATTTCATTTTCGTCATCTTCGGGGTCAAGACCTTCTGTGTTATATTTTTTATCGTAGATTCTCTGAACCTCTTTATCAGATAAACTTGGATTAGATAGTCGTATAAATGATTTTAATTTCACATCTACTTCTTCTGTTGTCCAATCTTTTTGAGTTTCTAAGTAATCATTGTAATTTGTATTTCCAGTTTTTTCAATGAACTCATTAAATTTCTCCATTTGTGGAGCATATTTCTTTTGTTCTTTTGGAGTAAGTAATTCCTTTAAATCTTCTACCGAAACTCCTTTTTGTTTAGCAATATGTTCTAATGCTAAATCCTCGTTTAATTCAGTATATTCATAATCATCCTCTTGTTCAGATTCCAATTCTTTTTTTTCAACTACTTCTTCTTCTATCTCCTCTTGTTGAACTTCTTGCTCAGAAACAATCTCTTTTTGTTCAACAACATTATCTATTTCTTCTTCGTCAAAACTAAAAGCTACTCTTGTAACTTCCGAATCTTGTTCTAAGTTTTCGTTTTCTTCTGTCATTTTTATTTGATTTAATTTGAATGAATTATTTTATTATAATCTACTTATTATACCTTTTATTAGTAGAATTGTATTTACGCATTTTATTAGTTTGATTTGCAGATGGCATATTATCTTCTTTTACAAAATCCCTATCCGTATTAACATTTATACCTTTAGCGGGGTCTTTATAATAGATATAAGAGCCTCTTTCTCCTTTTGCGTTTTCAACTCCTTTTTGCACATACTTTACATCAGCTTTTAAATCTGATAAATTTCTATTTTCGACACCTTTTGTATCAATAATAGCTGTTTTTGAAAGTTTTGCAACTTCTTCTTTTGGTTTTTCTGATAATGGTTTTTTTATTTTTACCATTACTTTTTTTGGTTTATCTTTATCAGCCATAGCTATTTATGTGTTTAAATTATTACAAATGTAAAAAAAATTATCCGTTTGTTGTCGTTTGTACGCGCATTTTTTTATTCTTCATCTTCCATTTCAAATATTTGGTCAACTTCTGCATTAGCTTTGAAATTAATTGGCTCTTTACCTTTTGCTCGTTGGTCTGTTATTTGGGAATGAATATTTCCTTGTTCTAAAATATTTTCTTTTTTGTTTTTTTCGATAGTTTCTAATTTTTTAACTGACCCATCATTAATTACATATTGAAGTTCAATTGCATTTTTACCTTTTAATTCCTCAGTTAATCTACTTTCTTGACCTTGTGTTTGTTCTTTAGCAATTAAACCTTCATTTATATTTTTGTATTTAATTGCATCTGCGTCCATTTGCATTTGTATAGTTTGTTGTTTAAACTTTTCTGCTTCTTGACTTGCTCTAATATTTTCATCTGATTGCATTTTAAACTTATTAGCTTCGGCTTCTTCTTTTTTCTTCTCTCCTTTTTTAATTAAAATTCCTAAATACTGAATTGCTAAATCTAATATTTTAATATCTCTAACCTTATATTTATCAGTTAATGAAATATATCCTGCTTCAACCACCATAGACAAATCTTTATTTAATTCAGCTCTTTCCTCATCATCTAATTCCAATGTTAAGAATATAGCAAAATCACTTAAATGTAAGTCTTTAATAGAGTCTAAATCAGAAACGGCAGTTGCTCCAATCTTTCTGATTAAATCTTCTCTTAGACTTGGGTAATATTTTAAAATATCCGAAATTCTATAACTTACCGCTTCCGCAGTTTTTAAATGTAAATACCCTGCTCCATCTAAAATATGTCTTGTTGCTACATTTGAATTTAAGGCGGCTAATTTTTGAATCCCCACCAAACTATCTTTATCAGGAGTTGTTGCATCAGAAGCCTTGTTCAAGCCTATTACATCGGTTAATTGAGTTAAATAATAATTGCTTTCATTTCTTAATGCGGTTAGCTTGTTTATACTGTCACCAGTTCTTATTTCTGTAAATGGTTTTTGAGCATTGTTAAAATCTCCATTATTACCATAACTTCTATAAAAGAACGAACCTTTTTGTAGGTACATATTAAATTGTTCTTGTGGGGAATTAGCTTTCCCATCCCCTAAATCAATTTCGGCAATAGCGTCTAAATCTACCGCAATACCATCAGGCGTAATTCCTTGTATAATTTGTTCTGCTTTTAACTCACATACATTTCTTAAATCCTCAATTGGTATCATTAATGATACGCAAGAGATTATTTTACCGTTGTACATTTGCGGTGCAACGATGTTAATTGTGTCGCATACTTTTTGTTTATTAGATTTTGGGCGAGCCATTGATTTAGCAACTTCCCATTTTAATAAAATCTGAGTACCCAAAACCATACATCCTTCAAACAAAACTTCTTCTACAATTGAAGCTCTTTCGTATTTATCTTTTTTATTCTTTTTACTTTCGTCAAAAAACTCATTGGCATTAGAAATTAATATTCCGCCATCTGATTTTTCTTTCATTTTCTTTGCTCTCTCTCTTGTAGTTTTAAAAGTAAAGAATAATAAGTTTACAGTTCCTTTTAAAGTTCTATTATTTAAAGCCTCAGTTGTTCCTTGATAGTTTCTCCAAATCTCCGCAGAATTAGCAATAGCTTCTTTTTCTTCGGAAGTTAAATTTGGATATTGTACATAAATATCACTTAGTAAAGTGTTTTTTACATATCCTTTATAAAAACAATCTCTAAAATAAGGGTCTTTAGTATTAGAATAAACAATGTCTAACGGGTCAATTCTATCTATTGTTATTCCTTTTGCGCTATGGAAGTTATTAGTAGTACAAGCAATCCCTAATTCTACTAAATCTCTTTTAACTTCTCTATCAACGGTAAGCTCGTAAGTATTTTCTTCCATTACAGAAGCAATAGCTAATTCATTTGATAAACAGTTTGAAGGCTTCCACTCCATTTGTAAATGAATATTTAACTCATCTTTATTCTCAGGCAAATCTTCTGTTGGCATTGACCCAATATCAATCCCTTGTGTTTGTTTTACCAAGTCTATAATCTCCTTAGAGTTCATATCCTCTTCAATTCTTTTTCTATATGATTGGAAGGCTTGTTGAGATATTGGGTCAATTGCTTTTGCTCCAATAGTGGCTTTTCTACCACACATCCCATTAACTAATAGATTTACAAGTTTAGGTACGGTTGTAAGTGGTTTTTTGCTTAAATTTAATAAAGATACATCACCATTAGTTCCCAATTTGGGATAATACTTCTTCATATCTATATTCCCAATAGCATAATTTCTTCTTTCCAAGAAATCTAATTGCGAAGTATAAAATCTACAAGAACCATTAGAACCTTTATAAAACCAATCTGAGTATATAGCATTCCCAACTGCTCTACCATAATCCATACTTTCCTTTATTGCAAAAGAATCATTTTGACTTGGGTACTTAGCTACTGCCGAAATTTTAAATGGCGATTTATCTGTCATAATCTATGTATATCTTTGTAATTTTAATACTAATGGTTTTCTTTCTTGTTCTTTTGGGGCGTATGATTTTCTGTTTAATCCCATTAAAGCATATCCTGATGCAATTGTAATATCAAATTTTTCACGTTTTGCAATGTTGAATTTAGCCCAATCTTTCAATGTTCTATCAAATGGCATACTACCTATTTCTCCTTCTTCTCGTATAGCTATGGAGCTTTGTCCTTGACTATATTTACCAACATATTTTAAAATATATGATTCTATTCCAGTTGCGTGTGAAGTTATAACATCTTTTGAAGACGATGGTATTCCTCCTAATAATTTTTCAGTATCAGATAGTTTATTAGTTGGCTTATCAGGTCTTGTTATAGAAAATCCTCTATATCCTCTGTTTTTAAAATGATATAACATTCTCGTTTTGTTATTCTCTATTAAAATAGGCATACCAAAAAACACACAAGCCATTAAAGCATCCTCATAAAATATTTCTGCTTCTTCGGGTCTTGTTAAATATTCTAAAAAGAAATAGTTACTAGGGGCATTTCTAATAGTAGTTCCTGTAACACCTGATAATGCACCTCTTGAACCACCTGAATGTTCTTGACCATTTTCTGTATTTTCTAATACACTATCATTGGTAGAATCCATATCATAGTTATCCGCTCCTAAACACCCTAAATCGTCGTTTAAAGGATGAAAACTCATTCCTCCAAATTGATTACGTCTAAACTCAATATTATTAGTTTTTACATCAACTCCATCAGGAATCCAAGATAATAAAAACCTACCATTAGTCATAGGATTCCAAAGTACTTTTGTGTCTTTTATTCCATTCTCCCAACTAAAATTACCTCTTACCAAATTATTTTTAATATCGTAATCTTGATTATAATCTATTTGGTCATTTAACTTTTGTTGGTCAAATGCTGAATCTACCGCTTCATCTCTAAAAGCATCTTGTTTTGTAATTGGGTCTAAACGTCTTGCGTTCCAATAATATTTATCCCCTAATGCTTTTGCTGAGGCAAACTCATTTTCTAAAAATTGTAAAGAACCCTGTGTTTGTTTTATTCCTTGTGCATTATAAAATGATTCACCTTTAGGTACAGTTGTATGGCAAACCCCATATTTATCTGTATAATCCTCCATATTTTGATGTGCTGGTAAAAAATAGGAATATAAACCAGTTGTTGTTCTGTCATTAGCGTTTCTTTTTAATACATTTGAACCTTTTTCTAATGTTTCAAATTCTTTACCACCTTTATCTTTTGGGTTTAAAGTAGAACCAATAAATGCCTTTCCTACAACTCTACCCCCTTGAACCATTGTTGGTTTGACGTTACTCCAATGGTCAACATAATTATTTGGTCTTTCCCATTTACCAGCTTCATCTCCTAAATACATTTTCATCGCAACAGAGTCATACGCAAGTGTAGATGTAGCTCTATAATCTATTAATGTATTTAAATAGTCATTAGTAGAAGTGTCTTTTATTTTTTTATTTGCCTTTGTATTGTCGGATGGTTTTCCAAAAAACATTTTCTTAATATCATCTATCTTTCCTTTTACTACTGGTTGAAAGAAAAATGGTAAATTCTGAATAATATATGAGTATTTTGTAAATGCCACAATAGCATCATCACCAGTTTTAGAAGTTATACCGTATTTTTTATTTTTTGTGCTTGTGGAGTCATCTACAATATGGTCAAGTGCCATTTCAGTAAAACCAGTTCTACGACCTTTTGTAAAAAAGAATCCTACACTTCTCGGGTCAACTAAACACGCTTTTGCAAAATAATACATATTTGCTTGTGCCATACGGAACTCTTTATACCCTCCAGTTTCAATCATTTCATTCCACATTAACCCCATGTAATGTGCTGGAGTCAAATAAACTGCCTCCCCATTATTCATAAACCAAAGTCCTTCACGACGACGACGAAACTCCTCTACAATATAATCTGTAAATGCTTCTTCTGTTTCAGGAGTCAATCCATTTGGTGGTTCAGGTCTTATCCAATATTGTTGCTCTTTAGGTTTTCTATGGAATAAAATTTCTGTGTTTTTTGGTTTTTTAGGAAGCATTATGTTTAAACCATCTAATGTAATAACTTTTCCTTTTGTTCCTTTAGGACAAATCATTACACTATTAGTTTCCTCATCATACCATTCCTTATGATAGTTTTTTAATGGTAAAAACTCTTGATTAGCAAATTTCTCAGGAAATCCTCTCTTGAAATCACGCTCATTTAAGTCAAACTTATCTACTTCTAATTGAAGTTTTAACTCTTTATTTCCAGCATCAATATCGGTAATAGCTTTTAGAATAATTGGCTTACTTCTAATTGCAGAACCATATTTTTCAGGGTCTAATTCCGAAAAATCAATTTTCTTTTTTAAAGCATTTCTAAGAACACTTACAGAAGATTCTCCCGCAGTAACTAATCTTTCAATATAGCCTTTTAATTTTTCGTGACTTGGGGAATTTGGAGAGTTTTGCCACGAAACTAATAACTGTTTTATAGCTGTAAAAGAATCAATACGAGATTTAACAAGATTAGTCAGTTTCTCATCATCGACGTTTAAAACGTCAACTGTCAAAATCATCCCTTCAAGAGCGTTCTGAATTGATACTTCTATTTCTTCTGATAATCCAATCATTTATTCTAATTTACATAAAATGTTCCTGTTTCTCATTCTGTACGAAACTTCTCCGTTTATATCGAATGGGTATTCAGAATCTTTTTTAAATGCTATTTTATCTCCTTTGAAAACATTATTTCTATTAAGAGTTTTGTTGTCATACTTTACTATTCCTACGTGCTGAACTTCGGTTTTTCCAATCCACTTCTTTTCTTCAAAGATAGGCTCTACAAAACAAAAATCATCTACTCCCAAAAACTCATTATCTTTAATAATCAAAAATACTAATTCAACTGCACATTGATACAAGTTATCTTTAATATGGAAATCACTTTTTCTTGTTAATCCTTTCCCATCAAAGTAATCTCTAAATACATTATGCTGAACTACTACTTTATCTCCTTTTTGAATAATTCCTTCATAATCTAACGGAATCTCCTCAACAACACCTACTCTATTTACATTTTCTGCATACTCAATAGAGGTATTAATTACTAAATCTTTTCCATTTACTTCTTTAGTAGTTTTGAAGTTTTCTCCACCATAAGGACTTATTACAAACTTAGTAGGGAATCTCATAATCTAATCAATAAAATATTCAATAGTAATTCTATCGCTTTTTGGAATCTTTTTCCACTCTTGCGAAATCTCTCCATTTGCAATATATAAAATATAATGATTCTCTGTTTCTGCAATATCACATATCGTTCTTAATTGAGATTTACCACCAATAGGCAATCTCCTTTCTTGATTAACATAATAAACAAAAGGCTCTCTATTGAATATGGTTTCTGTTATTTGTCTGATTCTTTTGTCCATAATTAAATTATATCTAATTTATCAAAATAAGCTGTTCCAGTTGTTCCACCACCAACTCCAGTAGCCGTAAAAATCAATCCTACTGTATTTGCGGAAGCTCCAATTAAAGTAAAGTCAGTATCCCCAATATTTAAAATCTCATAATCTTCTCCAACTACAAATGCCCCAGTTGTGATAGTAGTTCTTTTAATATATTTACATCCTTTAAATAATCCTGCCGTTATAGCTACTTCTTTATTAATGTAAGTAGTTAATGTTTCAACTATTTGTGAATTTATAATATTCGTAGTGTTTGGTATTAATACTATTTGAGCACTATCAATATTACCATTTATGTAGTTATTTATTAATTTTAAGTTAGTCCATACAACAGAAATTGATTTTAACACTTCTTCATAAACAGTCATTCCTAATGCACTATTATTTATTAATATAACGGAAGATTGTGTAGTATCATCATTTGTTATGAAATTTTTAGAATAACCTTTAATAATTGAATTTTGAATTGTTAAATTACCAGTATTTGAAATAGTAATAAAATCATCCACAGCATTTGAAATATCTACAATTCCACCATCTAAATAACTCTGAATAAGACCATTTACTATATTTAAATAACCTCCTGAAATTATTAATGGTTTTATTGTAGTGTCAAAAGAATTAATATTATCACTGAATTGTATTAATACATTATCTCCACTATTGGCATTAATAATACTATTTAAACCACATGTAATTAAATTACTGTTTTTTGTATAAATAGAAGCATTGTCAATTAGATTTATATTAGCAACATTCATATCATTGAAATATCCTGCTAAATTTTCTTTATTACACTCAATTAAAGTTCTATTGACATCTGTTGCTTCTAAAGTACTATGAAGATTACAACTTACTGTAATTTGTTTACCTCTTGATAAATTTGCAGATTGTTGAGTTCCTCTGTTTTTAATACCTCTTTTTTTGCATGAGAATCCACCGCTACCTTTTAATGCTATTCTAACTAAATCATTAATTGCAAAAGGAGTCATACCAATAGGAAGTGTTGCATCTGCATCAACATCTAAAAGATAATTACCCGTAGATGGATTACTTTGTATAAAAACATCTGTATCTACTGTTAAGTTATGTATAGCTAATGAACCTGTAAAAATATTAACATCTTTTAATACTTTTATAGTATATCCTGAATACTGTGGTACAATGTTAGTACCTGTACCAATATAAGCTATAACTGCATTTTGTAAATTTTTAAATGGTTTTATTACCGTTCCTAATTCTTCATCATCTGTGTAGTCACTATTAACAATGAATTGTAAAACTTCTGATGATGCAGGATTACTTATTACTATTTCATTGTCGATTATTGAAATATTATGGTCAGGAGAAGAAATAGTGTAAAATTCTTGTAGTTTAGATATTGAATTAAATCCTTTATAAATTAAAGTTCCATTACCTAAATTAGTTTGAGCCTTTTGTTCTATTAATATTTTACCTGTTTCAACATCAACAATTACTTCTTTTGAGATATTTAATCCAGTAGATTCTAAAGAATAATGTTCTTCCCTTCCTGTTACAGAATTTAATCCTTTAAAAGTGCTTATTCCTCCAGCCAAATTAACTCCTACTAAATCTAACGCAATAAAATCACTTTCTAAAATATCATCTTCGGTAAGTCCTATTGTTACATTTTGTAGTTTTAATAGGTATTTATCCCCATTAATGTTAAATACTGCAATCTCATATTGTAATATGATAACATTAGGGTCTAATTGATTTGCTACTTCGTGTGGTGTAGTTAATATTCCTTCGTAGTTTATTTCAATTATTTTAAGAGTTCCTCCAAGTTCAGGATTTAATCCTTGTAAAATATAATCTCTTAAATCTGAAATTTGATAGCTTTTGGTAAACTTTTTGTTAGTATCACCATCAGTACCTCCCAAATAATCATTATCTGAAATATTATTATCGTTAGGATATGCTATCTTATTTGATTGCTTTGTCATCTTTTACTTTATTACATTTTGGTATATTGCACTACTAATTAATGCGCTAATACCGATTATCAAAAATGTTTTTTTTCTCTTTTCTTTTTGTAATTGTTTTTGAGTATATTTTATTATTTCTTCGTTGTTTTTGTTTTGGATGTCTTTCTCCGAAACTATTGATACAAATACTTCTTTTTGTTTTTCTAAGTTCCCAATTATAGAATCTTTCTGAACTACAATTTTATCTGTATTTTCTAATATTTTGTTAGTAGTTTTCAATTCTACTTCCAATCCGTCTTTTTCTACTAACTCAATTATATTTTTCTTTGCAATAGTGTCGGATAGGCAAACTCCTTTCTCCGTTAAATTAACACCTTCTTTATCTTTATATCTATCTACATAGTACTTTGAAATATCAGTAGGCTTAAATCTTTTAACCAATTCAACGTTGTTTTTAGTTTTCTCATTTGATATTGCGATTTGCGATTTATACTTTTCGTTAATAGTTTTTAATCTACTAACGCTATCTTTTATCTTGTTATTAGTGTTTTCTAAACTATTAATTTTCTTGTAATAATCAACAACTTTTTTTTTAGAAATATTATTCTCTTTTTTTAAGGAATTATTTGCTAATCTTAAATCCGAATTACTATTACATTGCATCAAAACTACTAAACCTAAAACTCCAATAATAATATACAGTTTGTTTCTATTTAAAAAACTAATAATATCTAAATTTACCATAACTAACTAAATTTTACTAAATTATACTACAAAAATAAGTATTTTATCAATAGATTCTTATATTATTATATATACATTTTAATTTAATTTCTTATAGTTTAAAAAATAGTCCGTATGACTAATTTCATTTTCAAATTTAGGGATAACTTGAATAGAATATCCAGAATAACAATCCCCAAAATTATGCTGTACCCAACTTGATGGAGGCGCAAAACTCATGAAATTACGATAATCAAAAGTATTGCATTTGTTATATCCTATTTGATGTAAATCACCTTTTTCTACATGAATGTATTTTGATTCAATATTGTAAAATCTTATATAATCGTTAATGTAATTAATCGTTTTATCATCTAATTTTAGAGGTAATCCTTTAAACATTTGTTTTGTGTCTTTTCCATGAGTTAATATGAAACAATGCTCTCCATAAACTCTATGTTCTAAAAAACCAGTTAATGTTTCAACCTCAATAATATCAGTAGAATAAATTATGTTTATAATCTTCTTTACTGCTAAATTTATAGTATGTCCAAAATCACCTGAATGGTTATCGTTTGTTACTTTTCGTAAAATTATTTTATTAGCTATGTCATTTTCTACTAATGACTTAATCATTTTCACTTTAACATCAATGCACGTTTCAAAAACTTCTGCATTAGTCATATTTTGTGATAGTTCGTGTCCTCCTCTTGTTGTTAATCCATTCCAACCATCTTGTTCATCACCTAAATTATCTAGTAAAAGCAAATCAAATTTCCCATGAGTATTAAATTCCTTTACAACACTTGTAAATACTTTTTCGTATGAATTAGAGTATATTTCTGCGCTATATTCATATTTAAAAAGTCCGTTATTATTTGGATTTGGTTCTAATCCTACGTGGTCGTCCGAAATGGTCACTTTAATAGCTTTTAAGTTGCCTTCGTGTTGATTAGGATAAAATATATAATTTTTATTATTAAATTTGTTCAAAACATTTTCAATAGCAATTTCAATATTTTGAATTATATTCTTTTGTTCTTCTAAAACATAATCAGGATTTTTAATAAAAGCATTGCCTAATTTTTTACCATTTTCATCTCTGAACTCGTGCCATAAATGTTTTACACTTGTATAAGGTACGTCTATTTTATTAGCTGAATTAAAAATCCCTTCGTGAGTATCTGTTATTCTTTTTTCATTTCGCCTTATATATTCTCCTAATGCTTTTACATCAGGATTAGAATGACCTCCTTTATCGGATTTTAAAAGGAATCTTGCTATTCCGTTGTAATCTAAATCTTTATTTAGATTTTCCAATATTTGGCTATCTAAATAACTCCACTTTGATTTACTCATAATTGATTTGATTTAATTAGATTTAATTTAAGTTATTTCTAAAACTTCACTTCTTTTGTACTCTATTACTTCTCTGATAATAGCGCAATCCTCGTACATTTCTTCATCGAGGAAAACTCTTAAATGAGATTCTAAATCTTGCATACTCTCTCGGTAACACCAAATAGCAAATTCTCGCTCATCGTAGAATTGTTCCCTATACCATATAGGGTTAAACATATCTTCATAGGCTTTGGCGAGTCTTGACATTATCATTTAATTAATAGTTTTGCTTTCCATTTATTAACGCATTTTTTACGATGTTCGTATCCATTAGCATCACATTTTTTTTGAGTTACTCTTCCAATGTTAATAATATCGCTAATAGAATCTAAATCATCTTTATCAGCATATTGGTTTAATTTATTGTTCTTCCAATATTCTAATGCTGAGATTATTGAATTTGCTTCTTCTAATATTAAGTCGGGATTTCCTACAAAATCTATTTTAGTATCTTTTGATAGTTTTAAATATCCGTTTCTAAAAGTTTGCTGTATAAGACCTCCACCCCTAAAAAAATAACCGTCGCCACTTGCTTCATCTCCATTACCACCTCTGTTTGCATAAACATAATTAGCGCATTTAATAGGGTTTTTTAAGTATTGCGAAACAAACTCATTTGATTTACCTTTAAATGGTGTGTAGAAAGTATCTCGTAAACTTTTAATAGTTTTATAGTATAATCCTTCACGAACAGATTTTAATCCGCTTTCCGCATCTATTTGCCCCATAAAATGAGCTATTCGTAAAGGAGTATTTACGTAATAACCATTGAATAACGTCTTGTATTTTTCGTATAACTCCATTATTCTTTACCTTTATTTTTCTCCATTAAATACCAACGTCTAATTAAATAAGATACATATATTAGCATACCTAAAAATTTACCTCCTTCGGAAATATCCGTTAAGTCGTATGCAGTAAAAAATCCTAAACTAATTAAAGAAAATTTTGTATCTAAAATTAGATTTAACTTATGGAAAATTGTATGAACCATATTATTCTTCATCTTTATTAGAATTATTAATTTTTTTAGAAGCAGTATCTAAAATCCATTTTACATCTTTAAATATAAGCGCAACTGATAAAACTAATACAAATAACTCCACAAGTGGGTTTTCTATTTGATTATTTAAGTATTTATACAATTGATAGCCCAAAGCAATTCTCCCTATCCATGTGATGATAAGTCCCGAAAACTGCTTACTATTAATATAACTAAGTATTCTATTTTTAATGCTCATAAGTAGTGGTATTTTATATGTTATTATTTATTGATTTTTTACAATGTTCTTTATCTATTTTGTCTAATATCCAACAAAGACTTTTTCCTATTTTTGAAAGAGTTTTATCTCTTTGATTCTTACCCAACACGCTTGATATTGTTTCTAACTGCCCGAACTTATATCCATCTTTTGTTATAAGAGTTTTATTCCAAAGTGTTCTAAATTCTCTATTAGCAAAAATATCTATGTTTACAGCGGTGCTTCTGAAATACCCTTTCTTAAAAACTACAAAATAATTGATTATAGTCAATGGTAGAAGCAGTATATATGCTATTAAAAATAAAACCATTATTCCCAGTCAGTATAAAGAGTTCCATAATTCTGTCCACTTTCAGATTGAATTTGTAAATCTGTAAATTCATTCATTCTTTGTAATAATGCTTCCATTAAACTAATAGTATCTAGTGGTTGTAATATCATTTCAATTGCTGAAATTATATCCCAAGTAAAAAACTCTGAAAATTTATCTAATACGATAATTTCTTCTTGTTCATCCTTGTAATAGTAGAATCCATTTACCGTAATATTTGCTTCATTAATTATTAACTCAACAACCTTTAGGTAAATAATAAATTCTACAATTGGCTTGCCTCTTTTGTCTAAAATTGGAAATGGCGTTTTAGTTTGTTTTGTTATCATCTTTTTAATTATTAAATTCCACCATCTGTTATTGTCCAATTATTTGGAGCACCTGTTAATATTGCTCTTCCTGCTGTAGAAGCTGCTGTTCTTTTTGCTGTACCAAATGTTATTACAATGCTCGGTTTAACACTTGGTAATGCTGACCATCCATTATAAATAGCATCTAAATTTGTTGTAGAAAATGTTGCTGGAGTTTTACCTGACATAAAAAATGAAAAATTAAGTACATTTCTAACGTCCCACGCCCCAATGTTTTGATTAAATGCTGTTGCGTTTTGGAACATTTGCGCCATATTTGTTGCTGAAATTGTATTCCATGAACCAATTGTAGAGCTGCTACCATTGTTAAAAGCGGATGCCCCTAAGAACATTAATGTAAAGTTTGTTACATTAGTTGTAATAAATGAACCTATGTTTTGATTGAACGCTGTATTAGATAAGAACATTGCGCTCATATCTGTACAATTAGTAGTATTCCAACTACTTAGTGACTGATTGAATGGACACGCTCTAAACATCCCATTCATTTTTGTAATTCTATTTACATTCCAAGTATTTACAGGTTGATTAAAAGATGAGGCGTTAAAGAACATATTACCACAATCAATGCTACCTGTAGATTTGAAAACCCAATTTCCAATAGCAGAACTTCCTCCATTGTTAAATGCAGTAGCTCCATTAAACATGTTAACAAAATTTATTACATTTCCAATATTCCAAGTTCCAATGTTTTGATTAAATGCTGTTGCACCAATAAACATGAAACTCATTGATGTTACATTAGAGGTGTTCCAATTACCAATAGGTTGATTAAATGATGGTGCTGATTGGAAAACATTTTCCATATTAGTAACACTAATTGTATTCCAATTATTTATTGTGTTAGAACCACCATTATTGAAAGCTGTACAACTTGCAAATAAAGAACCCATTGTTGTTACATTTCCAACATTCCAAGCTCCAATATTTGAATTAAATAAAGTACTTGATGTAAAAACAGCGTTCATAGAATTAATTACAGAAGTATTCCACTCGTTAATTCTATTTATTGTAGTAATAGCATTACACGCTCTAAATGCTGAAGTGAAATTTGTTGTTACAGATAAGTCTAATACATCTTTAACAGTTGTTAATGTTAAATTATTACACCCATAGAAGTAACTACCTTCATTTGTACCTAATCTTAATGCACCCCATTCTGTAATCGTAAGTATTTTTAATCTATCTCCTGAGTTTACAAATGCAAATCCTGTACAAACTCCTTTTATTTTAATAGTGTAAGTACCTGCTACAGCATATGTGTGAGTTACTGCCACTTGATTCCAAGTAGTAATTACAGAAGAACTACCATCACCCCAATCAACTGTCATATTGTATGTACCTGTTGAAATTAATGGTAATTTTACTTGCGTAGAAGTACTTGAACCCGCAGATGTATTAGAGGTATTCCACGTAGAAACAAACTGTTTACGTGTTTTTCCATATTCATAAAATAAAACTGGATTCATAACTACGCATTTGAAATTCTTAAATAATCTGTTGTTCCTACTGAAGAAATAGTTGCTGTACTACCAACTGCTCCATTTAAAACTGCTGTTCCGTCCACTTGTATTAAAGTTCTACCTGAACCTTGTAAAAAGGTTATTGATGATGCTCCATGTTTTACATAAGACGCAACAAATCCATCAGTTGCATTTACTGTGTAATTTATAGCTGTAGCTCCATTTGCTATTACTACATTTCTACCTTTTTGACTAATTCCACCAGACGTTGTTGTGGTATCTATTGAAACGGCAGTTATGATAGTAATTTGAGGAGTATCTAGTTTATCTAATTCAGCTTGTGTAGCTGTAGATATAGGTTTATCTAAATCACTTGTATTATCAACATTACCTAATCCAACTTGTGATTTTGTAACATTATGAGGGTTAGCGAAATTTGTTAAATGACTTAATAAATTTGCTCCATTTGTAGAAACCCAATTATAAGCCGAATCATAGTTACTTTTCAATGCTATTGTAAAAGCTTCAGTAATTAAATCTAAAGTACTTTTATTTGAATGTGTATGCGAATCATTAACAGCATTTGTAGTATCTAAATTAGGCACATTTGATAGACCTATATCGCTTTTAGTAGTTCCATGCGGATTTGTACCATCGTCTAAAGTTAATTCAGAGTGGTTTTCTATAAATGTGTTTGGTAAATTATCAAACTTATCTTTTTCAATTTGAGTTAAATGAATATAATCCCCATCATTTAATCCTTGAAGATTATTATGGATAGTTTCTCCTTCTGATTTTAGATTAAAAACTGTATAACTTAATATATGTTGTAAAACTTTATTTTCGGGGAAGAATACCTCTGAAACATTTAATTTATAGTAGTTTGAAAATACTTCAATAGATGTAATTCTAAAAAAGAAAACAGAATTTAGGTTTACGTCTTGTTTTTGGGAAATGATTACATCGAAAGGATTTGTTGCCGAAATACTATCTATAAACTCAGTAACGTCTTTTTTCTTATTAGTTAGTTTTGAAAATATAAAATGAGTGATATTATTTGGGTCAATCTCATTATCATTAGAATAGAAATAACCGTTTTTAGGAGTAGGACTTGGAGCAATATGATTATAGAAATTGTAATCAAAATTTCTAACTCCATTTGTAATATTAAAATGCCCTGACAAATCCTCTACTTTAAAACTAACTGTTTTATTAGCATTATCAACATCAGTTCCTACTAAATAATCTAAACCGTTTATTTCAGTATCAGGTATATAAACTATTTGATTAGATATTTTTGTCATTTAATGCGTAATTAAAATTTTAGATAATTGTAGTTATTGATTGACTTACCCAACCAGTTGCGGTTTTTAAATACACCAAATCTCCTAAAATAATACTCTCGCAGAAAACTCTAAATCCAATTTCAGCATCAGGATAAGCAGAATTTAAGTTAGCAACGGTTAAAGCTACTGTTGTAGCATTAGAAACCGCCCCTCTATTATCTACATAAGTAACATCTGCTTTTAACTCATCAGATAAAATTATTGGATTATCGGGGTCTGTGTTATCTAAATTTACTCCCGTTACTGATTGTATTCCTAAATTTAAAGTAGGAACAAGTGGCGAAATTAACGCTGATAGTAAATCATACGCATCTAATAAATCTGTCGGAGCAACGCCATCTATTAATCCAAAATCATTAAACTGGAAATGTTTTACAAAACGACCTGCTTCTTTTAGATGTAGGGTTACTCCTAATTCAATGCTTGGTATTTTAAATGTAAATATTTGAGGCTCGTAAACTCCTGATTCTGTATCTAAAGTAACAATTAATTGATTGCTAACTACCGTAAAATCGTATGCCATAATATATTATATTAATCATTTGATACTGACAAAGATAAAAAATAAACGACAACAAATACCTTTTTAATAAGGATAATTTTTACATTTGTGATACAAATTAATTTAATTAAATATTTTATGGATAATTCTATTATTAGGGAGATTATTTCTGATGAGTATATGAAAAATAGATTTCTTTCTGCACTTGAAAAAGCTGAGAAAGTTGTAGGAGATACAGTTGGTTTTAGGGGAGGGTTTAATGTTATTGAAAAGTTTGGTGGAATGCCTGACTTAACAAAAGATGGTTGGTCGTGCTTAAAAGAGCTTTATTTTGATGACCCCGTTGAAGCACTTGCTTTAGAGATTGTAAAAGAAGCTACCAAGAAAACGTTTGAAAATGTAGGAGATAATACTTCATCGACTACAATATTAGTTTACTCATTTTTTAAAAACTCCTTACTTGCATTAAAAAACGGAAAGTCATCTATTGATATTCAAAGAGAGTTAGAAGAATCAGTAAACAAAATTGTTAATTATATAGATGAAATTTCAATTCCTGTTACAGATAAACTACTTTATGATGTAGCAAGAACTTCCGCTAATGACGACCATAATATTGCGAAAATAGTTTCGGAGGCTTTTGAAAAAGCTGGAGAGTTTGGTATTGTTTCCCATAAAAGAAGTATGACTGATGAAACATTTATTGAACACGTAGAAGGTAATCCTATTGAAAGCGGATATACTCATGATTCATTTATTAATGTTCCCGAAACTCAAAGTGTTATTTTTGATAATCCATTAGTTTTGGTATCAATGATTAACTTCCAAACTGCTAACGAGATTATCCCTTTCTTGGAATACGCAAGTAAAGAAGCAAAACCACTTGTAATTATTTCAGAAATGAGCCACGATATTAAATCATTAATAGTTACCAACGTACAAAATCATAATTACCCATTCTGTATTGTTAAACCTCCATACTTAGGGAAGAAAGGTCGTGAAACAATGTTAGATTTGGCATTAATTTTAGAGTGTCAATTATTAGAGGGCATTTCTCGTGTAAACTACGAAGGAAAAGAAGAATTATACTTAGGTTCTTGTCAAAGAATGGAAGTTGGGAAAAAATATTCTACCATAATTCCTAACTCAAAAGACAACGAAAAAGTATTAGGTAAAATTGCTGAACTTAACTCACAAATCAAACATCTTAAAAAAGATTTTGAGAAAAACTACTTACGTGAAAGAATAGCCAAGTTATCAGGAGGTATTTCTACTATTATGGTAGGAGGGGTAACCCCAAGTGAAACAGAAGAAAGATTAGCTCGTGTAGATGATGCGGTTTGTGCTGTTCGTTCCGCAAAAGAAGAAGGGGTTGTTGCGGGTGGAGGAACTGCTTTAGTAAGTGCATTAGATTTGAAGTTAGACGAAATTACAAGAAAATCTATTTCCGCTCCATATTTGAAAATTCTTTCTAACGCTCACATAGACGTATCAATTCCTTTTTGGACTCATTTAAGAGATGCTTTAAAAGGTAGAAAGAGTAAGGAGTTTTACGCAGAACAATATCCTATGGGATATAACGTTAAAACTTATGAAGTAGTAAACTTATTAGATTCAGGAATAGTAGATACCGCAAAAGGAGTAAAAAACTCTTTAATCAATGCTGTTTCCGCTTCAAATAATCTACTAAGAACAAATAATTGTATAACCTTTAAAAGACATAACTAATGGAAAATAAATTTAAAGGTCAAGCATTAAATCTAATTATAGTAGTAAAAGAGCTATTGGTAGAGAACAAAACTACTAACGGAATAGATTTAAGCGGAATAGTAGATGTAAACGAAAAACAGAAAACTGGAGAGATAGTTTCTGTGGGATTAGATTGTCCGAAGAAATCGGACGGAACACAAGCGTTGTCAATCGGTCAAGAAATAGTTTACGATAAATACAAAACTACTAAATTCACACAAGATGGAGTTGAGTACACAATGGTAGATTATCGAGATTGTTGCTTGTTATACTAAAAAATTAACCCTCGTTATTAGCGAGGGTTTTTTATTATTCATAATAACATTCTAATATTTTTATCCATTTAGTTTCTAAATTAAAACTTTCAATTACTTGTTCTTTAGTGTGTACATATTTTAACGGTAAATATTTTCTTTCGGATTGTCTTAAAATATCTTTTTTATATGTATTGTTTAAATCAAATATTTTAGTTTCATTTACTCCTATACAATGGTTTTCATCATAAAATATTTTAAATCTATGACCTCTTTCCCATAAATCTAATAAATAAGTTAAGCAATTCATGTTATTCGTCTTTAATGTCTTGAATAGATTGTTGTTTTTTATCTCCTACTAAATATGCTTCAATCTCTCGATTCATTTCCTCTAAAAACACTAATGTTTCTTTAGGGCATAGTTTTAATTCAGGTTGTTTAGTTTTGAATTTATTTAGTTTTGCTAAATACACGTAAATATCGGAAATTAACCTATTACATTTTCTACTTACCTTAAATAAATTAGTAGTGTATTCAGTTTTTATGCCTTTAGCGTCAGTTCTATATCCTTGTATTGGTGTAATATATCCTTCCGCTTTAAATCTTTTGAAATATCCGTTAGAAGTATTAGCTACCATAATACAAGCGTTATTAAATCTATCTACGTTAAAAACTGCATTATCGTTAAGCAAAAATAACACCTCTAAGTCTAATCTACTAATCCCAAATTTTGTAGTATAGAAATTAATAACAACACCTGAATATTTCATAAAGTTAAAATGTCTTTCAAATACTTCAACTTCAAGTCTATTAGCTTCTTTTATTTGTTTTGCGCGCTTTACTTTATTTTCCTTACGTGACCAAATAGAAACTTTTTTAGTCTTTAAAAACCTTTCAATTTGTTCTTCACTAAGTAGTTTCTTTCCTCGAACTCTATTCTCCCAAGCCTTTAAAGATTCTCCTTCTTTAACTTTTCTCATTCGGGCATTACGCTCCTTTTGTTGGTTGGATAATTTAGTTTTAGCATTTTTTCTAGGAGTTTTCTTCTTACGTTTCATTCCCCAAAGACGTTTCTTTTTATTTTCTTCCATTTAATTAGATTTAAAAAAAACTTGGTTTACTTTGAACTCCAAGAAAGTCAGCAATATCTTAAATTGTAGGCATCATGAAAAACTACCTTAACTAACCTACTTTGAATCACTCTTTAAGACAATCAACTATTTATGCAGAAATAGACCTTTCTATAAGTTAAGGCTTCGTTTTATAATGTTTCGTTGCACGGTATTTACTCGTTCAGAGTTTATACCTCTCAATTCGTAAAACTTCTGAATACGTGCTATTCTTTGTCTTGGACTTTGTTTAGATTTTGTCATAACTAATTATCCTCAAAATTTTTTCTAAGAATCGTATCAATTTTATTACTCATATCAGTAAAATAAGTAGTTTTTTGGACGGTTGTTGTGTGAGCTAAAGTATTCGTTAGTTCTTCGCAAAAACCAGTTAAATCTTCTTTATACTTCTTCATTATTGGAGTATCAGGTTCTAAATCATCTAAATTATCTAACAATAACATACTGAGTGTTGCTAATTTGTGCATTAGCACTTTTTTTCTTTTAGAATTAATCATAATTTAGTTCATAAAATCGTTAAATGAAAATAAGTTTTTTAGTTTTTCTTTCAAAACTTCATAGGAATCTGTACAAATAAACTCGTCAGCTCCCGAATAAATAAAAGAATACTTACCAGCATCTTCTGTACATGGGGAAATAGCACATATAGAGTAGAAAGTCATCTTTTTTACTGTATAATTTGCTAAAGGAGTGTCAATATTAAGTTCACTTGCTTTAGCGGTATCTTCTGTATGAAATAGGATGTTAAGTTCGATTGGCTTCATAGATTATTAGTTTTTTAGAAATAGTAGAATAGCGGGAATAATTGTAAAGTAAAAATCTACAATATCAAAATCATTCCCATCTTGAATACCATCTCTAATTTCCTTTGCTAATGCTATTGCAAAAACAACACCAAACGAGTACAAAGGGTTTAGAAAAAAACTACTTACGTAATAAGTTAAAAAACCAACCAAAAAATGTAGTAATCTATCTTGTCTGAATATTTCAAGTATCTTTTTCATTATTCATTACTTTTTAAAACGGTTATTTCAATATCATCTCCAAACAATACTAAACTTTCTTTATGAAATAATTTTATTTTATTTGAAATCTCATCTTTTTCTTTTTCTGAAATTTCAAGAAAAGGAAATTTAATTATTAATTTAACTTTTTCCATTTTATATATAGTTTAATTAGTTTACGCATATTGTATTATTAGAATAGTTTATCGATACATTACCCAACTTTTTTAAAGCATTTTGCCCTAATAAAAGAGGTGCATCAGCATTTGGTGAAACTGCAAATTCAACATTTTTTAATAGGTACTTGCCTATTACAAGTTTTCGGATAACAATTCTTCGACATTTAACTTCACTACCATCTGCTAATGAATATATTTTATCATCTAAAAAATCAGCCTTAGTTATCAATCCATTTTTATACAAAGTCATAGCTACATAAGCAGGTATAACACACTCACTTGCACCAGTATCTAATATAAAAGGAAGTTTGATAACGCTTCCAATATTTACTCCAACTTCAAAAGTACCTCCAAGTGCTTTTAGATAAATAGGATTTTTACAAACTGAATTATAACCTTTTAACTTACTGTTTTGGGCGAAACTTCCAACAGAAAACAATACAACGAATAACAAAACAACTTTTCTCATATCCTATTTATTTAAATGTTTCTAAATACTTTTCAACTTCTTCCAAACTATTCCATTGGTAAATAAATAGTTTACTTGATATTACTTTTGTTGTGTAAAAAAACTCTCCACTTGAATAAACTCCTAACTTAACTAAAACCTTGTCTTTCGGAAGGGTAAAAACCCTATTGTAATTATTAGTTTCTACAACTTCCTCTTTCTCGATAATTTCCTCTACAATATCAGGAGCAATAACAACATCTTCTTTTGCCTCTTTCTCCTTTTTTTGTCGCTCAATTGAACCCCAATCAAACTCATACTCCCGCAAAATCTCAAAAACTCGAATCTTTATTTCATCCTTTTTGCTTAGCGGAACTCTAAAATTAACCATTGTAGTGTCCTCACCATAAAGCGTCTTGCGTAAACTCATTACTTATTTTTAACTTTTAATAAAAACTTCTCCAACTCATCTATTCTAATCTCCAAATTAGCAATCTTATAGTTGTCAAGAGTCGTACTCATTTTAACTTGGCTTTGCATCTTTAGTTTTGACTTTAACTCATTAATCCTGTCCTTAATCATTATCTCTATAACAACCAATGAAGTATTAAGCATTACGCCATTTTCGTGAACAGTTCTATAATCATACTGAACAGATTTGATACCTCCGCATTTAGCACAAGCACCTAAACTATCTACTCCACTACCTTTACAATTACAAACATTCCACATAATAAAACATTTTAGAGAAGGATGAAGGACTCGAACCCTCATCATAGGATAAAACTCCTATATTCTAACCAAGCGGGTTCATACGAACCTCCGAACTAATCCCTCTGCCAATCTAACTCCCGAATCATCCCAAACCAACCAAAACTGAGTACACGAAAGAAAGACGACAATCTTAATTAATGTCCGTTATTAAACGCAATCCTTGTCATATTGCCCGAAATAACAATCATTACCAAAACTGTAAGACAAATTTAATACAAAATAAACTAACTAACTAATTTTGTAAGACAAATTTACACACATCCCTAATATTATCCGTTTGTTGTCGGATAATATCACCAAATCTCATAACAAATAACGACAATTCCGCCTCATAACAAGCCGTCATACAGCTCCAAATCTACTAAACCAACTAATCCTCCACTAACCATCAGATAGCCTAAAATAAGAGAGCTATGTTCTTGTAGGAGGCTGCTACTGTGTATATGGGATCTGTCGTCTAAAAGGGAAACGTAATTTTTTGCATGGGTGGGTCTTGGATTTGGATTTGGATTTGGAAACGGTTTGACTTTTGCCTATTGCGTTATGCTTGTCTGCGTGTATAGCTTATTTTATAGTTATTAGTTTGGGCGGTTGTTCTGTTTAACGTTTTACTGTTTGGCGTTGGTTTGGTTCTCGTGGATTGTGTTTTCATTGCATTGAAATTGTCTTACAAATTGCGAATAAACTAATTACAATCACTCTTATATATAGTATCATTCCGTTAATAGTTTCGTTCTTGTCTTACAATTTTGCTATATCCAGTATTTCGGGCAAATCTAACAACTCCCTATTTAAAGGACTTCCCACGCTTTTGGTCTCACTTTTACACACGGTGGAGACAAACTAATTAAAACTATCTATTTGTCCCGTATAAACTCATAATACACTAATTGCCAATCTACTGAATATCAACACGTTAACAATTTGTCTTACATTTTGCAATCGTGTCTTAGCCCTTTGATAGCAGGTATTCCCACGCTTTTACTGGCGTTCCCGAAGCATCCATTTACATAAGTAGCGTATTTTGTCTTACAATTTCATCAATATAAACTAATAATGCCTTAATTCTGTCTTACAAATTAGCGTTTTGAAGCCGTTTTAATTTTAACGAGGTCAATGGTGGTGCGGTGTGCAGTCACATAGGCTACATTTTATCGTTGTTATATTTTAGTGTTAGAATTGTGTTTACTGGTGTTATTGTTTGTTTAGTGTGTTAATGGTTCAATATTAGTAGTTTATTTGAGGGGCGTTTTGTCTATTTTGGGGGCTTATTTGTTGTATTGTGTGGGTTTGTTCCGTATATGCTTTTATATTGGCTTATATGCGCTTTATTTGATTGAGTAGTTTTGTTATAATTTATGTATTTTATTATCCTATTGTTTTATATTGGTTTTATTGGGTGGTTTCTGTTCTATTGGGTTTGTTGTTTGTTATTAGATTTTCCGCTTTGTATTATGTAATTTCTTACAATTATTATTTTGGGGCGATATTTTTATGCTTTGTGAAGCCTTTCTATTACTGATAAAATGAAAATAGTTTAAAAATAATTGCTTTTTTTCTTGTGTAGTTAATATTACATACATATCTTTGACATATCAAACTGAAACAAGTAACACACTTATAAGGTTTGAAGTTCTTAAATCCTATTGAATTAAATGTTATTAGTTTATGCGGTTTCCGTTGGTTCGGGCAAAAACTTAAAATACTAATACTTTAATAATACTTTTATAGGTAACTTCTTTGACATAATGAGTAACAGGCGAGTTTTATACTTTTTCTTTTATGCGGTGGTAAAAAATAACCCACTTAAATGACAATATAAATAAAAGTATCAATTAACTAAATAAATGAGTTTATTACTTTTGGCGCAATTCCATAAAAAATATATAATAAATAGTGCTATTACTATCTTAATAGTGGGAAACTGAAAACGAATAAACATTTATAACTTGAAATATTAGTTTTGTTTATTGGGTTTTATTTTGGGGTCGAGTTCCAACAGTTTACAAATTTAAAATCTATTTATATGTATTATTCTAAACAGTCTTATTTAGGCGTTATTATTATTTGTGATGATAAAAACAACATTATTTGTCGTGTTAATTTTAGCGACTATGACACAGACGACGAAGCAATTAAATCAGCTGATTTTTTAACCGATAAACTAAACAATATTAATCTTTAAATCTTATTATTATGTCAAATTTATATTACGTGGGAGATTCTCCCGAAAGAGTTAAAATACTGGAAGTAAAAACTTGCGGAATTTGCAAAACTATAAACAGACAAGGAGAAATAAGTTTTAATTTTATTGGCAACCTTAAAAAGGTTTACTAATTCAATAATAAAAAGCCGTTCATTAAGTTGTAGTTATTCGATTAACAAACGGCACTAACTTAAATAATTACGATATGAAACCAATTGTCACACTCGGAGCGAATCAATATAGCATTGAAACAGAAAACAAAATAGTATTTCAAAGTTATGATACTATTGTTTGTGAGATTACAAATTTTGAGAATGGCAACGAGCCAGTTATTAGAATTACTGAGAACCAACCACAAAGCAAAACAACGGCAAAATATTTGAACGCATTTTTAAAATTGCACGTTGGGATAGACAATTACAAAAACCTTTAAAACATTTCAAATATGAAAACTTACAACGAAAACACAACTTTAGCAAATTTTGACGCTTGGAGCGGAGCGGTAGATACTAAAAATAGAATTTTAGAAGAAAACAAAGGCGACGAGTTCGATAATTTAATCGAGGAATTATATAGCGATGGATTAAGCGAAACACAATTAAATGATATTCTTTGGTTTGAAGAAGAATGGATTTTTGAAATGTTAGGAATTTCGGACGAAGAAGAAAGCGACGACGACGAAGAAGAAAACTAATAACATTTATACATTCCTTTGCTACTATTGTTTAGTAGTTTTATCGGAGCGAAACCGACAAAGGAAACTAAAAAATACTAACTAAATTTTTATTATATGAAGCCAATTTGTAGGGAATGCAAAGGAAGTTGTGAACCTTCTAAGGCAATAGTTAATTATCATAACATTCAAACACAAGATTTAAACAAGGAGTTTGAAACAGTTATAAAAGATTGCTTAAAATGCGAAGATTGCGGGCATAGTTTTATTATAGGAAATAATGATTTTGATTTATTCGAGCAATACGATACGCTCCCACAAGAAGTAAAAGATATTATTAACGAGTTTTCAGAAAATGACAACACTTATGAGAGTTGTGCGGAACTGGTTAAAAAATTAGAATCAGTAGGTTACACTTGTGACTATCATTTAGACGCCGAACCGTTTAACCTTAAAAAATTATAGCTATGGCAACAAAGAAAAAACAAAACCCATTAAATAGACGTTGTTCTATTTGGGAGCAGGAATACAACCTTAAAAAGTTAGCAAAGGAGAGTTTAGAGAAACTAAAAAATCAAAAAAGATGAAAGCACCACAATTAGAAATACTTTGGAATGATGCTCAAAATTTGTCTTTAAATAACACAGAAAATTAAATCATTATGAAAAAATCAATCTTTACAATAATACTAACACTTTTTTCGTTAGTAGTTTTCAGCCAAGAAGTTTACAACCTTGATAACGTAAAACACGAGCCAAAAACAGAAATTCAGTTAATCGGGAAATCTACAAAAACAAAAGATAAAGCAATTTATAAAGGAATAGAGTACCCAGTTTACAAAAGTGTTAACGATAAGTTATTCATAATCTACTTAAACTCAAAAAATAACTACTCAAAAAAGTATATTAAGTAGTTTTCATGCTATTGTATGGTATCTCCGAAATAATAAGGAGCGTGAGTTCGATTCTGCCAATAGCACAAAAAAAGTAGTAATACGTTCATACGATTTTGGTTGGTTAGTTATTTTTTTTAATTGGGTTGACTACTCCCAATTTTTTTATTAATTATTAGTTTATGAAAGACTTTAAAAAACTTGAATTTATAGTTATTGCATTGATAACTGTATTAGTATTAATTTTAAATATTTATGATTTATGAAAGAGTTTGAAAATGATTATATAGAACCTACTTTTTATCGAAAAGAATCTACTTTTAATAAAGCAGAAAAAACAGTTTCAGAACTATTTACACAACCAAGAATTAAATTTTATCGTAGAGTTATAACATTTAGGAGATTAGCTAACCAATTATTAAGAATCCCCCAAAGATTAGAAATAATAAAACTCCCCGAAAGAGTTAGAGTATTGAAAGATTTTATCCCAACTAAAGGAGTGAAAAAAAAAGAACTTAAACCCATTATTCATATCAAAAATACTTTATCCAAAAATATAGTAACAGAGCATAGAAAGTTTAAAAACAAAACTATTATTTCTGTAAAAACAGATATTGAAAGTAGATTCCTGAAAAAAATATAACCGATTGCACTTGCGCATTTTGCTTAACGGAAAAGCTTGTAGCTGTATGCCAAGATAGAACGTAAATAGAAAGAAAATGCCTCTGCATATAGCTACAAGCGTATGTTAGGGATATACCACGAATTACTAATCAATTAAAATATTAAAAAAAAATGGAAATAAAATTTAGAGCATATCACAAAGAAAATAAGAAAATGTATGAGGTGTTTTCTTTTTGTGATGAATTTGTAAAAATCGTAGTAGGAATTGGTTCTGTTATTAAATTACCAAGAACTGAATTTGAACCTTTAATGCAAAAATGGAATCCTTCAAATGGATTGGAAGTTTATACAGGAGATTTATTTACTGCCGTTTGCTCTCCAAGTGGTTCTAATAAAAAAATAGAACGTATTTGTAAAATTGATTTTGATGGAAGAGGAATGAATGTAGCGGTTTGGTATAAAAAACAATCGGCTTTACGTTCGGCGTAGAAAATTCGATAGAATTTTCGCAGTAAAACTAAAGCATACAACCACATTATAATTTTAAATTATTAACTAAATACAAAAAAAATGGATTTATTAAAATAGTTATTCGGAAAAAAGAAAGCTGAAAATCAACCAACAAAAGAGACTGTAATCCTTAAATCTCAAAATTTTAGGCATTTACCAAAGTATCAATCTGATTCAAAACGTTACGAAGAAAGCGAAAGAATAAAACGTGAAGACGAAAATAGAAGAAGATGTTTTGATGACACTATAATAACTGCACAAATGATTATTGCATCAAGTAATAATGGTGATTCTTCTACTTCTAATAATCATGATTCAAATACTTCAGATAATTCTAGTAGTGGATTTGATGGAGGGTTTGGAGGCGGAGGATACAGCGGCGGTGGTTCTGGTGGAAGTTGGGAAGATAATTCATCAAGCAGTTCAAGTTATGATTCTGGAAGTTCTTCAGG